ATCGGCCAACCCATCAGCCACTCGGCAAATACCGGATTGATCCTGCCGTAGTACCCTTGCGGCGTTGGCGGCGTTGTCAGCCCGACAACCACCGGCAGATCTGCCGCGACCTCGGCTCGCCGCTTGAAATAGTCCAGGTTCTTGGAGTATTGCTCGCCATCCGAGGCTTTCAGCGCTGGCCACAATCCAGACCCGCTCGCGGAGCTGGTCGCCACCAACGTCGGCAGTTCCCAGCACTCCCCATCTAGCATCAAGCCCTGCTTCGGCCAGGTCTGCGAGAACTGTTCCCATCCCTCGACCAAGCAGCGCTGCGACGTTCTCCACGAAGACGTAGCGCGGTCCAACCTCGCGAATGATGCGTAGCATTTCCTTCCAGAGCCCGCTGCGCTCGCCCCCGATGCCTTCTTTCTGGCCGCTGCTGCTGATGTCTTGGCAGGGAAACCCGCCAGATACCACGTCAACAATTCCGCTCCAGGGGCGTCCGTCAAAGGTGCAAACGTCATCCCAAATCGGGAAAGGCGGGAGAACTCCGTCATTTTGTCTGCAGGCAAGTACGCTTGCGGCGTAGGGATTTCGCTCAACGGCGCAGACGGTGCGCCATCCCAGCAAGTGGCCTCCGAGAATTCCGCCACCAGCGCCCGCAAACAACGCAAGCTCACGCATACCGACCTCCCGCACTCCGCTTCCGCGACCGGCTCAGCTCCTTGCTGTGCTGTGCCGAATGGTCTGCGTGCTGCATCAACTCCAGGTTTTCCAGCCGGTTGTCCGTCTTGATCCCGTTCTTGTGATGCACGCACTCCCCAGGGAAAAGCGATCTGCCGATGTGCATCTCCATGACCATCACATGCACATGAATTTCTTTGCGCCCATTCGCATACGGATGTTTGCCGGCATACATCCGCAAGTAGCCGTCCTTCGTTAGCCGCTGAACGTATTGCTTCGATTGCGGACCGGTCTTCTGCCCATTCCGGCCCTTGCCGTTGTTCTTCTGGCGACAGCTCACCGAGCAGAACAGCTGTTCTTTCCGCTTCTGCGTGAATTCTTGATTGCAAACTGGACAGGTATTCATCTGTCATCCTCCTTGAAAAGAGCCAGCTCATTCATGCGCCCCTCTCTTCGCGGATGGATTGGCAATCCACACAGCGCACAGCCCAAGGCGCAGCCTCACGCCGAGTGCGCGGAATCTCGATGCCGCACTCCTCGCATTCCTCAGCGCCCTGCCCCTGCAGCCTGGCCTGTACCAGCGCCACGCCACCTATACGAACGTCTTCCTCAACACTGAATGCGCGCTCGAGGGCGTCGGGGGCTGTGCGGGCCTGGTGGAAGGCTTCGGTGATTTCCATGTAGTCGCTCACTTGGCGGCCTCCTCTACGCGATGATCCCCTGGCAGGCACGCCATAACCTCTTGGCCACGGCTGCGGGCGACGGTGCAAGTGAGGTCGGTTGTTTCCGAGTAGAAGCTCCACGCGGTGTCGTTGTTGCTGAAGCGATCAACGAACTGGATGAGCTGATTCCCTCCAAAGAGCCCAGCCAGCACAGGCAGCAGCATCGAAGCGACGGTCTTGGTCAGTTTGTTGCGCTTGTCTTCACTCATTTGCTCGCTCCTACGCCGCGCTGGGTGCTTCCGTCAGCACAGACGACGCGATGGTCATTGCCGCGGGATAGGCCTATGCCTGCTCCGGTGATTGCTTGAGGGCGGAAGCCCTGCTTCTGGAGTGCCTGAACGGCCAGGCGCTGCTGAGACGGCATCGCGTAGATGGCCTGACGGGTCTTGGCGCAAGCGGTGTGCTTATGGCCGTTGCGTGGATTGCCGCAGATGTCGCAGCACCACTTGAGGTCAAGGCCTTCGTGAATGCGGCCGGTGCCGATGGAGGTGGTCATCCTTTGGCCCTCCCGCGCGCTGACTTCCAGTCGAAGCCGACAGCAATACCGCCGCCTTCGCGCAGACGATCCACGCAGCGCTCGCCCAAGGCGCCGGACAGTTCGCCGGCTGGCAGGTTGGAGATCACGACGGTGGGAAGCTGCTCCTCGTACCGGCCGTTGATGATGTTGAACAGGGTGGCAAGCTCGAACTCGGTCGGCTTGGTCGCGCCAACTTCGTCGATGATCAGCATGCTCGGCTTCGTGTACGCGGCGAAGGCGTCAGCCTCGCTGTACTCGCTATCGCGGTCGTAGCTGCCCTTGATGTGATGCAGGATGCCGCCAACGGTGCGGTAGACGGCCGTGGCGGTCGTCGTGCGCATGATGTGGTTGGCGATGGCAGTGGCCAGGTGCGTCTTGCCGGTCCCGACATTGCCAAGCAGCAGAAGGCAGCGGCCAGCCTCGCAGTGCTCAGCGAAGTTCTCGGCGTAGCCTCGGCAGATACTCAGCGCCTTGACCTGCTTCGGCTCGGTGGCGATGTAGCCCTCGAACGTGCGATCCCGGAACCGGGCCGGGATCAGCGCGGCGCCGAGCTTGTTGGCCAGGCGGTCGGCGGCGATCTTCGCCATCAACGCCTTCTGGTCTTCTGCATCCTTCTCGCGTTGGAGGATCTCGGCGCACACCGGGCAGCCACTCGGGCCTTCCTTGTGCTTGCTGATGATTGCAGCGTACTCGCCGTGCTGATCGCAGATGGCCAGCTCCTTGGCGACGATGCCAAAGCGGCGCTCGAGCGGATCGACTGTCAGGTTCAATGCGTTAGAAGCCATAGGTGCCATCCTCCCGCTGTACCAGGCCGGCGCTGTAGTCGCGCTGATCGAACCCGCCGTGACGCGAAGCGCCCGGGAACTGGTGGACGTTGCCTGCCGGCTTCACCTCATCGTTCCAGCGATTCTGATTCAGCCAAGTCGAGGCGTGCGGGATGAACTGGCCGTCGTCTTTGGTCCAGCCGGTCGACGCGCAATGCTTGGCGAGCGACTCGACCATCTGCGACAACAGCTCGGGAGAGGGATTGATCTTGGCGAACGCCTTGCGGGCCGGCTCCTTCCCACACTTGCGCGGGTAGAGCTTCCAGAAGGTTTCGAATGCAGCCTCAGTGTCAGCTTTTTGAGGCCCTGATTCGGCCTGCTGCTCTTCCTCCACGACTTCATCGGTCTCGGCAGGCAGAGTGCTCGGCGCTTCGCGGCGGTGCGGGTTCTGGTGCTTTGCCCACTTCACGATCTGGATGATCTTCTTGCCGGCGCGCTCATAGCGGCTGATGAAGCCGTATGCGGCCAGGCCGTCCAGCATCTGCTCGACTTCCACGTCGTCAGCCGGAAAGAGTGCGTTCTTCAGCTTCTTCGGGCGGTCTTCGAGGCGGCCTTCCTTATCAGCTTCAGTCCAGAGGCCGATAAAGAACAGGCGAGTGGCGAAGTCGAGCTCCTGCAGGTCTTCGTTCTGGAAGAAACCTGGCTTGATATTGCGCGATCTGGCCATCATGCGGCCTCCCGAATGATGGTAGCGAGCCTGACGAGGCCCTTTGGAGTGACGCGCGCCTGCTCGGTGGTCTTCTCTGTTCCGTCAGGGCGCTCGACGGTTCTGTACTTGTGCTCCATCACTCCGGCCTGAATCTTGTCCTGATAGGCAACGAAATGAGTCGAGCCAGTGCGGCGGTAAATCCACTTGCGCGCTTGAAGGATGGCAATCAGGTCCTTGCGCTTGATTTGCAGCGACTTAGCTGCATCCGTGAGACAGAGAGAGCCATCCGCAACCGCGATCCGATTTAGGGCCTCAATCTTTGGCGCCTGCTCGGCAACCACGAGCTGAAGATGGCTATTCTGCTCTGCGAGGTCCGCAGCCAGGCGAAGCGCCTCAGGCAGCGTCTGAGGAATGACAGGTGCCGACGCCAGCTGCTCCAGCTCGTGCAGACGGAGAATCACCTTGTGGCGCAGCTTGATGCTGTAGCCGGTGATCAGGGTTTCCGTTAGCTCTCTGTTGAGCCTGAACTCGGAAACGTAGCCGCGCGCATCTCGATCCCACTCAAACCCGCGCGATTCCTGATGGACCCGATTGGGGCCATCTCCGAAAAGCGTCTCCATGATCGAATTGGCGTTTTCGCGAATGAATTCCAAATGGCGATTCCGGTACTTCTCAGGAAGAATTTTTTCCAGCTCCTCCTGCCCGTGAAGCTCGATAAGCATCGACCTGATGTCGCGGATAACGTGCTTGTGCTGCTTTCCAGTAAGTTCGGCAATCTCGCGACTGCTCATCTTCAGGGTATTGCCAGCGGTGATAAGGTTTTGCATAATTGACTCCGACTTCAGTTGTTGCTGTTGAGAAACCCGGTCTTCCCACCGGGTTTTTTATTGCCCATTTTTCGGCCCCTTTTCAGGGCCTGCCCTCCTCCGAAACGGCTGCACCTTTCCGGTATTGCCTTTCGGCTCAGTGATCCTTCGCAACTGATCCCTGATTAGCTCGCCGCCCAGGTCTTCTGGCGACTTGCCTTCCTGCCTTGCTAGCTCATGCAATGCGCGCTGAAAGCGCTCATCAAGAGCGACATCTTGTTCAGCCATGAGGCCTCCCGAGGGCCTTCAGGCCGTCTGTTCAACTTCGGTATCCTCAAGACGCGAAAGCATGTCCCGCAGGCTGGCTTCCAACAGCTCGCGAGCCAGTACGGCTTTCTGGGTGCGATGGAATTTCGCCAACGACTGCAGAAGCTCGTCGGTGTCCTCGTCGAGGCGAACCTTCGTGATGTGGTCACGCAGATGTTTGGGGTCGTGGTACATGGTCGATTTCCTTTTCAGTTCTCAGGCGGCCACGCCTTCCCACGGGAAGGACGGGCACAGCTCTTGCCGGCGGACCTTTCCGCCAGTTGCTGATTCGATCTGCAGTGCACGAGCAGCCGGGATCGGCCGGCCACCTGAGCACCACTGGCTTACAGTCGGCGTGCGAATCTGGAGCTGGCGAGCAAGCTCCGCCTGGCTACCGAGGATTTGCGCTGCCTTCTGGGCTGCTTGTGCGGGGGTCATTTGGTGCTCTCCGTAGTGACACGGGCACAGAATAAGGCATTAGCTAATCGCAAAGCAAGCCATTGCCTAACCGATATTCACCATAGGTAAATTAGGCAATGCTTAAAGGTGAACAGCTTGGCGCAGCTATAGACGCCGCACGGATCAAGAAGGGGCTTTCAAAGAAGGCCCTGGCAGACCGTTTCAACGTGAAGCCTCCATCGGTACAGGGATGGATTGCGACCGGCCGCATTGACAAAACGAAGATGATCCAGATGATCGCCTTCTTTTCTGACGTCGTGCCACCAAGCCACTGGGGCCTTGCCGACGGAACTGTCCTCATTGCAGACGAAGCGCACCGCTCTACTTCAGGAGAACAGTCGAGAATTGAACTCCCTGGATCGGAAGCAGCCATCGCGCTAACCGCCACGCCTGCAGCAGATGAGCGAGCCGGGCATTCGCCAAGCGAAAACGATTACGCCTTGATACCGCAGTACGATGCACGCGGCGCCTGCGGTGATGGCGCGCTGAATGATCACGTCGAAGTTAACGGCGGGCTGGCATTCAAGCGCGACTGGCTTCGCCGTATGGGCGCCAAGCCGCAGCACCTGTTCGTCATCTACGCCGCCGGCAGCAGCATGGAGCCCTATATTTTCGAAGGCGACGTTGTGCTGTTCGACAGCTCCGACACGGAGCCGCGTGACCGCCAGGTATATGCGATCCGGCGACCAGACGGCAGCTTGAGCATCAAGCGAATGGCTCAGCAGATATCTGGCAATTGGCTGATTCGCAGCGACAACCCAGACAAGGCGCGCTACCCGGACGAAGAAGTCTCTCCGGCATCAATGCACGATGTGCCGATCATTGGTCGGGTCATCTGGCGCGGCGGCGCACTCGGCTGACATAGCCGCAAACCCTTCTATTCCGCCCCTTCCAGCCAATGTACGGGCCTAGGCATGTCCTAGGCCATGTCGAGCCCGGCTGATTCCTGATTCCTGATTCCTGATTCCTGATTCCCTCAATAGGGCCTCGGCGGAGCCTCGGGCGGGGTTCGTTCGTCCATCACAAAAAAATTAGCTAATGCCTATTGCACAAGATTAGGCATTGGCTTATTGTTCACCCATCGACGCAGCAGCACCGCGTCAGGGCCTCGAAAGGGGCCTCGGGTGGATCCCCGGAAACTCTTTAACAATTTGCCGCAACACAAACCGCATTGCCTCGACGGCGACCGGCGCACTGGAAAAGCCATTGAGGGGCTGGAACAGGCGATGTGCTGACCTAACCGAGCGAATGACCCGAACGGGCAATGCGGCGTAATGCAAGTTTTCACTGGCTGGCCTTGGCGACAGGGCCAGACTGGAAGACAACCAACGAGGCATCACACATGAGCACTCACGCAGTAATGCTTGAAATGCGCCGCAAGAAGACGAGCCATATCTTCCACCTGATCTTCAGCATCCTGACTGGCGGATTGTGGATCGTGATCTGGCTGCTTTGCGCGCTTAGCAACAGCCTGGAGAACAGGAAGCTTGACCAGCAGATCGACCGGCTGCTGATAGCCGAGTCGAACACTCATCGTTAGGCCCGGCAGCTCGCAACCGAAACGAACTACCAAGGATTCCTTGACAGTTCAGCCCAGCCCACCGTGGCAAGTAACGGAGGCCAGCAATACCGACGAATTACTGAAGCACCTGGGCGACCGGGTGCTTTGGAATCAACCGGGAGGAACGAAGATGGCCCAGTTCAACATCGACGCCAGCCTGAGCAGCGGCAAGAAGCTCCAGTGGCTGGCCATTGCTGACGAAGGCGAAAGCCTGCAGTCGGTCGCCGATCAGGTGAAGCGTGCGGCGGGCAAGAAGTTCGGACCCGCCGTGATGCTGAAGCGCTGGGGCGTGATGCGAGCCAGTAACGGCTACATCACCGTGACGATGTTCGCGTCATAGCGCGCAACGGAGAACGGAACATTCACTGATGCCGATTCGATGAGTCGGCATTGGGAATAAACCGAACGGAGCAACACCATGAAGAAGCTGATTCAAACGCTGGCCGTCGCGCTGGCAGTGGCCGCGATTGCAGGCTGCGACACGGACGCATCGGTCGCGTCGCGGAACCTCTCGAAGGCCGCGGACATGTTCGAGATTGAGCGCCGAATTGTCTTCTACGACGCGATCGGCGGGCTTTACCTGCTGAGCATCGAGGGGCGCTGCTCAATCCGCAAGGATGGCGCAGACAACCAGCTGGAAGTGACCTGCAAGACAGGACCGGGCGAGTACAAGAAGCACTTCCTCGGCATCAGCGACAACGTGACCTACTTCGCCGAGCAGCTCGGGCAAGCCAACGTCAGCGTTTACAACTACCGGGTGATCTTCAAGCCCGAGGCGCTGATTCCGAACATCGACCTTGAGACCAGCGTCGGCCAGTAACCCCACCCCCGCAGCTTGGCGACAGGCTGCAGCGGGCACCCATCAGCACATAGGAGGATGAGATGAGCAAGGAATTTACTGACGGTCCTTGGCATTACGGCGGGGATCATACGGATGTATCCGGTGACGTGCTTTATGTCGGAGAAATTACGGCGGGCGGTAGCAATTACCGAGGCGAGATCGCAAGAGTTCAATCGTGCGACCACATCCCGAATGGCATAAGTCGCGACGAGGCAAAAGCCAACATCCGGCTGATCGCAGCCGCGCCTGATCTGCTGGAAGCGCTGGATGATCTTCTGATCGCCTACTGCGACCCAGGCAATCAAGGCGGCGACCACGACGAGAAAGTCGAAGCCGCCCGCGCCGCCATCGCAAAGGCACGCGGAACGACATGCTAACCGGCCCCGAAGTCCTGATCCTCTGCGGCATCCTCGCAGCGCTGTACATGTGGGATTGGTGGAGAAGGAATTGGAAAGGAGATTGATATGACCATTGAAACAGGCGGTCCGGCGTTTCCGGTGCCGCTAAACCCTGGCGAGAGATATGCGGGCCACGCCACACAATACGGCATGACCCTCCGCGACTACCTGGCAGCCAAGGCAATGCAGTCACTTATGCGTGCAAACGGACTTTCTATCTGCCACCCATCGACCGATGGTGACAACCAGGCCGTAGCGAAAGTGGCATACGCGATGGCTGACGCAATGCTCACAGCCCGCACCAGCTAAACCGCCGAGCGCAGCGGCCCTTCGCGCTGCACACGATACCTATCCCTTCATCCCGGTGCTCTGTGCGGATCGCAACCGCAACAGACGCCAGCCCGATGCAGTGTTGCGCAGGCTTCTGCGCGGTGTACTAGTTACAACTGGCCAGTGGCAGCAATGCCCTGAAATGAGCCGCCGGATGGCTCCAGTTCCAAGCCGGCAGCCGGATAGCAACGGCCACTGCATCACCCCTTCCCCCCGCCCATCCGGGCACAGAGGTATCCACCATGAAGCACTACGGACCCATAGGGCGCCGCGAACAGCCGTGCCCGGATGACAGCGTTTCCGCGAGGATTCAACGATGAAATTCGAGATCGACCTAGATGAATACCTCCTCTCCGTTGAGGTAACCCATTGCGCAGTCGTTGAACCTGACTATCGGTGCCGGGACAGCGCGGACGATTACTACGGCTACAGCGAGCTTGAATTCACCATCACCAGCGGCTCTGTCTTTGACGAAGACGGAAACGAAACGGAGCTGGATCTGAATGGCTGCGCAGCGGTTGCCGATGAGCACGCGGAGCGGATCGAAGATCGGCTGTGGAACATGATCGACGCCAAGCGGGAGGCAGCATGAAGACCGAAGACACCATTCGCGAGCACTTCAAGCACCTGCGGGGCGCCAGGTACGCAGCAACTGCCGATTACCACTGCAACGTGCTGTACGGCTACCTGAAAGCCCTGCGCGACACAGGCCAGATCGAAACGAGCCTTTACCTGCGGATGAATCACGCAGTCACGAAGGCATGGACGCTCAAGACGAAATTCACCGTGAGGACTGCGGCATGAGCACGAATCGCTACATCGACAAGCTCAAAGCGCGGCTGGCAAATGAGACCGACCGGCGGATGCAGCTGCAGGCTCTTCTGGACGATCAGGTCGCTCGGAATCGCGCCCTTCTCGCCGAGCGGGATCGGCTGAAGGAGGCGCTGGCAGCAATGCTTGGAATTCACGGCGTAACCCAGCGCTACGCAGACACCCATATCGAAATACCTCAGTCGTGGGTGGATGTTTCTGACTTTGCCCGCGCCGCCCTGCAAGGAGAGCAGCCATGAACGCCTACGTACTCAAGGAGCTGGCCGGCGCCCTAGGCATCACCGTAGCCGGATCGCTTATCGGAACTCTCGCCTACGTGGCGCTATTGGGGGGTGTGTGATGGCTAGCCAAAGACAACGGGGCCTGCGCTACGCATGGTGGCGGGGCTTCGCAGTGACCCTTGCACTACTCACCGGCTGGGCTCTCGCTCACGGCCTTGCAGATCGAATCACCAACGGGGCGCCGTTATGAGAACAGAAGTCATCGACTACGACGACACCCCCACAGGCCACTCATTCGCAGCGGCGTGGTGGACCCTTACCGGGTTCGGCGTCCTTTCCGCAACGCTCGCTTTCGGCCTCATTGGTGAGGCGGCGATCTTTCACTTCTTCGGAGGTTGAGCATGAACAACCAGAACATGAGTATCTGGAGCCAGGTTGAGAAGACCGCTCCGGAAGCCACCAAGTCCGCGAAGGTCAACGGCCAGCAGATCACCTCGATCAGCGGCCAGCACATGATCAAGCGCGCAACGGAGGTGTTCGGCCCGGTCGGTATCGGCTGGGGCTGGACGGTCGCCGAGGAGCGCTTCGACCAGGGCGGCGAGATCCGCAACGACAAGGGCGAACTGATCGGCCACGAGGTCGGCCACACCATCCGCGTCAAGCTCTGGTTCATGCAGGGCGACAAGCGCGGCGAGGTCGAGCAGTACGGGTGCACGCCGTTCACCTACAAGAGCAAGTGGGGCGTCACCACGGACACCGAGGCGCCGAAGAAGTCGCTCACCGATGCTGTGAAGAAGGCCCTGGCGATGCTCGGCTTTAGCGCTGACATCTTCCTCGGGCTCTACGACGACCGCGACTACGTGGCTGAGCGTGAGGCCGAGGCCCAGCTTGAGCAGGCCGAGAACAGGGAAGCCGAGGCTGCGCGCCAAGCGCAAGAGCGCCTCGATTGGCTCAAGGCTGCGCTCGAAACGATGGCAAAGGCGCAGACGGTACACGAGCTGACCAAGCTGCACGGCACGTACGTCAGGAGCGCAAGTCGCCGCAACGAAGAGAAGTTCGTGAAGCGCTTGGCCTTGGCATTCGATGAGCGCAAAGCCCAGCTTGAGCAAAAGGAGGCAGCATGAGCGCGCTCTACGAAATCACCGGCCAGTTCAAGGAGCTGGCCACGCTGCAGGAGACGGCCGACGAGGATCTGGCCGTCGCCATCCGCGACACGATGGCGGGCATAGAAGCCGAGTTCAACGACAAGGCGCTGGCCGTGTCGCACGTCATCCTGAACTTCGACGCCGACGTTGCTGCACTCGACAAGGAGATCGAACGCCTGCAGGAGCGCAAGCGGCTGGTCACCAATCGCCAGCGTGAGATCAAGGAGTACCTGCGCGAGAACATGGAAGCGTGTGGCATGACGAAGATCAGCTGCCCGCTATTCACCATCACCCTGGCCAAAGGCCGCGAGTCGGTCGTCGTGGATGACGAGAACAGCATCCCGGACGATCTGATGCGCGTGAAGACCGAGATCGCGCCAGACAAGACTGCCATCGCCGCCAAGCTTAAGGCCGGCGAGGAAGTGCCCGGTGCGCGCCTCGAGCGCGGCCAATCATCCATCCGCATCAAGTAAGGAGCCAGAATGGCCAAGCACAAATACGACGTGGTAGCCACGGTCGGAAAGTACGAGAAGAACGGCGAGACCAAGTACATCAGCCGGAAGGTCGGCGCGGTCATCCAGACCGACAAGGGCTTCCGCATGAAGATGGACGCCTTCTTCAATCCGGCCGGCTGCAAGGTCGACGAAGACGGCTCAATCTGGCTTGCCCTGTTTGAGCCGCGCGAAGATCAGCAGCAAGGGCAGCCGCAGCAACAGCGTCAAGGCCAGCCACAACGCAGCCAGCAGGCGGCGCCTCCAGCCTATGATGACGATGTGCCATTCGCCGACCCCTACCGCGGCGACCGCTCGCTGCTGATCTGATCCACCCGGGCGCCCAGCGCGCCCTCCTCCCCGGTACACACCCATGCTCATAGACAACCATGCCATAGCGCAGGGCGAGGCTCTGCGCGCGCAAATTGACGCGGCCACGGCTGCATTCTTGAACGCTGGCGGAAAGATCCAGCTGCTGCCGGACAGCATCGGCAAGCCGATAGAGATCAAGCCGGTGGCGTTCAACAACGCCGGCAACCTGGAGGCGGACCAGCGCAGCCGCAAGCGTGGCGCCCGCAACTCTGCCGTATCGAACAGCCTCCCGCTGCGCAAGCGTGGCACGCCGCAGGCCAAGCAGAACGACATGCTTCGGCAGGAGTGGCCATGAAACGCAACCTACCCCACGCCCGGCTCAACAAACTGAGCCGGGCCATTGTCCGCCAGTTCCGCGTCGCAGTCGTGAACATGGACCCAGAAGGCCGGCAGGGACTGGTCGACTGGAAGACCTGCCGCAGCATCGCGCCGAGCCGGCAGATCGCCGAGGCCATCTGCGACATAGCCCATAGCTGGGTCATCTACCTGGCCGCGTTCTGCGTCGACCAGAAGGGCGAGCAGTACATCAAGGCCAGCGAGATCGCGCCGCAGGGCATTTACCGATCCGACAGCCTGGCCGGCGTGCTAGAGGAGCATTACCGAGCGCTGGTGAAAAGCTGCAACCCGAACCACCTGGTCGGCTCCGGCTGGATAGCCATGCCTGGCGGCACGTCGCTGGACGAGGCGCAGGCCGCGCGGATCTTCGAGGCGTGCGGGGCTTGGCAGGTGCGCGAGGTGGCAGCATGACAGCAGTAGCCAAACACCTAGACGGCGAGCTGGTAGAGGACGTTTCGGAGTTCTTCGCCCCAATGTCTGCAGATCTGGTAGACGGCCTAATCGGCCAATACAACGCAGCACGCAGCAACATCGAGGCGCTGGCCGAGGCCGTGCGCGACGGCCAGAACGCATTAGCCCTGCACTACTTCGTCGAAGGCAACGTGCGAGAGCAGCGGCACAGCATGCCGACCACGGTTGAAGCGCTGTTCCGCGTCGAGGGCGCCATTGCCCAGCTCAACGCGGACTTCTGGAGCCGCGCGCTACGCATGACGGATGTGATGGACTACATGCCGCAGAAGCGTCGCGAAGAGTGGCACGAGCAGATCCGCAACCCGGAAGGACGCAAGGCAAGCAAGTACAGCGGCGAGACAGAGCTGCCGCCGCTTCCTGAGTTCGAGGAAGCCACGGTGCGGTCAACGCTTACCAGCCTGCTGCACAGCCGCTCTCAGTTCCTGGCTGAGCGTGTCGACGGCATCTTCCGGGCGCTGAGCCGGCAGCACGTGACGAACCAGCCGCAGGGCTTCGGCAAGCGCATGATCATCCAGGGCGTGTTCAGCTACGGGACGGCCGGGCACATCAACGACCTGCGCTGCGTGATCGCCAAGTTCATGGGGCGCGACGAGCCAAAGCATGGCTCTACCGATCCCGTCATCAAGGCGGCGAGTCGGCAAAATGGCCAGTGGATGTCGGTTGACGGCGGAGCGCTGAGGATTCGCGTCTACGGTGGCGTGGCCACGGCTCACCTTGAAGTTCACCCGGACATGGCGTGGCGGCTCAACGCTATCCTGGCGAACCTGCACCCGACAGCTATACCAGCCGAGCTGAGAACAAAGCCGAAGCGCACCAAGAAGCTCAAGGACTTCGAGCTGTTCGACAGGCCGCTGCCGTTTGCCGTGGTTGACCTGCTCGCCGGGATGCGCCAAGTCAGCGAAAAGCTGGACGGCTGGCCAGAGCGCTACAAGGACGTGCCGAACGCGATGCGCTTCGACTATGGCCAGCACGACAAGGCCGCAATGGCAGAAGCGGAAAAGGTTCTGCAGGCGCTCGGCGCTACTAAGGTCAGCCACTACTGGCAGTTCGATTACAACCCGGTCGAGGTGCTGGACGCCGTAGTGTGCTCTGGCTGCATCCCTGACCAGAAGTCTCACCAGTTCTACCCGACCCCGGAGAGTATCGCGCTGGCGGCGGTTGAGCTGGCTCAGATCGAACCGCACCACGGCGTGCTTGAGCCGAGCGCTGGCCAGGGCGGCATTGCCGATCATCTGCCGCAGCTGCAAACGACCTGCGTCGAGATCAGCCCTCTGCATTGCGAGATCCTGCGCGCCAAGGGGCACAGCGTCATCGAGGCGGACTTCCTGAAGTGGGCGCCAGGCCAGCCCAAGGCAGACCGCATCGTGATGAACCCGCCATTCAGCGAAGGCCGCTGGCAGGCACACCTAGAGGCAGCCGCAGCCTTGCTCAAACCGGACGGGCGCCTTGTGGCAATCCTCCCGGCCAGCGCCAAAGGCAAGGAGCTGCTGCCGGGCTTTGCGCACGACTATTCACGCATCTACGACAACGAGTTCGCCGGCACGAGCACTGCCGTCGTGATCCTGACTGTTACCCACAAATGAACGCACCAATCTACTGCCGCACGGACGGCAAGCGGATCGGCCAATGCGCCTGTTTCCGCTGCCGCCCACCGGAGGCCCCATGCGACCAAAGACACAAATCTGGCTGCACAAGCCGACCAACACCCGCCACTACATTGCCGGATCGAACGGTGCCGCGTTCCTGATGCAGGCGCTGAGCCGTAACCCGCGCTACGCCACCGAGGCTGAACTGAACGACTCGAGAATCTGGAGCAAGGTATGACCAATCATGACTTGAAGGAACTGGCAGCCATGGGCGCTGAGCTTGGGGCTGCGAAGGCGGAGAACGAGAAGCTGCGCGGGTTGCTGACCACTGCTTGGCGACTGAGACCGGATCAGCACTATCACGAAGATCACCTGCAAGCCGAGCAGAAGGCGTGGGAAGTTGAGACCGCCGAAGTGCTGAACGCAGCGGACGCCCTATCCCAGCAGCCCGAGCCCACCGACACCTACACCGCCGTCGACATGGCCACAGCCGCAGCGCAGGGGTTCAGGGATGGGCAGGCGGCAGTAGAGCAAGCCCCGGTGCAGGATGAGCGGGAGGCGGTGGAGCGGTTCAGCCCGACGACCAGCGTGCCGCATTGCGGGCGCGCCTCTGAGGTTGAGGCGTATATGACCGAGGATGACGACGGGGAGTATATGACCGTCTCCCAGCACGAGCGCATCGTCGCAGCACTCACCCGCCCCGCGCAGACCGAGCAGCAGCCGGAGCAGAGCGGCAAGTTCGCCATGCACCAACGCGTGCGCAAAACATCCGGCAGTGAATGGCATGGCCGTATCTGCGGCACCTACTCAACTTCACTGACCCCGGAAGGCTACGCCGTAGAGAGCGAGGCTCATGCAGGCAGCGTGCAGATTTACCCCGCCAAGGCGCTGGAGGCAGTCGAATGAGCAAGGTATTGGTTGATCGGGAGCTGCTGGAGCGGATCGTCAACACCAACATGGCTGACTACGCGGTCATTGCCTACCAGCACAAGGAGATACGCGCCATCCTCGTCCAGCCCGCAGATGCGGAATGTGTGGCTGGCGTCGCGGAGGGAGGCATTCATTGAGCTTCCGCGACCGCCTCGGGCCTATCCGCCAAACGAGGCATCAAGCGACGTCGACTACTGGATTGACGAAGCGAAGTGGGATATGTGGGCCGGATGCAAGCGAGCCATCGAAGCAGCCGGCGTAACGGTGAGGGGGTGAGCATGAGCCTATGGCAATCATTCAAGCGCCTGCCGGAGCAGGAGCAGAAGCGCCAGTTTGAAATCCTCGCCAAGTCCGACATGCAGCGAATCCGCATGGAAGTCTGGATAGAGGAAGAAGGCGAGCGCACGAATACATGCGTGAAGAACGTGATCGGCAAGCGCTGCAGTTACTGCGGCTGCCGGGAATTGGAGGGGTGACAGATGAAATTGAGCCTTGAGAAATGGGCGGAAGCGAACTTCGATCCGGTGCCTACGCTCAACACGCTGCGGCGGTGGGCGCGGGAAGCGAAGATTTTCCCCGCCCCAGTGAAGCACGGGCGCAGCTATTATGTTGAGCCAGACGCACAGTACATCGAGCCAGGCACGCTTGCCGGGCGCATCGCGAGGGATCGACATGGCGCCAAGGCCGCGTAAGACCGGTTCGAAAGACCTGCCGCCGAACCTGTACCGCAAGACGGACAGCAGGAACGGCGTCACCTATTACAGCTACCGTGACCCGCTGTCAGGAAAGTGGTACGGGCTTGGCTCAGACAAGGCGCAGGCCGTGCGGGAGGCTGTGCACGCCAATCATGCAGGCGCGAAGATGCAGCCGGCCCTGGTTGAGCGTATTGCAGTCGCGCCGGCCCGCAGGTTCTCGGAATGGATCGACGAGTACCGCAAACTCTACGCCGAGCGAGATGTATCGGACCGCAGCAAGGAAACGGTGCGCATGAGGCTCAATCGGTTGAGCGAGGCGCTTGGGCACCTTGACACGGAAAGCATCGGGACGTTTGAGATTGCCGCCTACCTGAAGACCTTCACGGATGAAGGCAAGGCGCAGATGGCGAAGGCAATGCGGTCACTGCTGAGCGACCTGATGCGCGAGGCGATAGCGGCTGGATGGCGGAAGGACAACCCGGTCGAAGTGACGCGGCCCGCGAAGGTGAAGGTCAAGCGCGAGCGGCTGACCCTGGAGCTATGGAAGGCGATCTACGCGGAGGCCAAGCAGCCTTGGCTGAAGCGGGCAATGGAGCTTGCGGTACTGACCGGCCAGCGCCGTGACGATATCGCCGCGATGCTGTTCAAAGACGTGTACGACGAGCACCTGCACATCATCCAAGCGAAGACCGGCGCCAGGCTGCGGATCAGCACGAAGCTGCGTCTGGAATCGCTGGGCCTTGAGTTGGGCGAGGTGGTTAAAGCCTGCCGAGATGCGGTAGTGTCCAAGCATCTCGTGCATCACAGCCGCACCGTGAGTCGCGCGACGCCTGGGATGCCGATCATGCTGGACACGTTGACCAGTGCATTTGCCGATGCCCGCGACCGCGCCGGCAAGAAGGCAGGCATAGAGTTCGGAGCGAGCCCGCCGACCTTCCACGAAATGCGCTCACTGGCGGCGCGATTGCACGCAGCGGAAGGCCGAGATCCGCAATTGCTGCTCGGCCACAAGTCGGCGGCGATGACTGCGCTCTACCGGGACAGCCGGGGCGCCGAGTGGATCGACGTGGCATAATCCGCGACTGAGTTTTGGCGAGGTTTTGGAGAGGAATTGGAGAGGATGGAAACGCCCTGTAAAATCAAGAACTTACGCCTATACGGAATCAAAGCCTGGGACGCCGCACGAATCAGGCTCAACGCCTAGTGCCGCGCGGCTTTCGGCCAGTTTTCACGCTCAGAAATCCGCTCTTTTGCGCAATCTCCCGCGGCAACAGAATCAAACACTTACGTTTGCGTTTTGGGGAAGAAATTTCCCCTATCTCAGCCCGTCCGGGCAATCTCAATTTCCCTTCACCGCGTCATAAGCTTTCTCACACGCCGACCCAGCTATTCCTCGCTCGTCGGCGACTCCAGCATAGAGTTGAGCAGCCTCTCCAACCCTGCCGAGCACGTCGGCTCGCACTCGGGCGGCGTATTCGGCTGCCTGGCTGAGCTGGGCAGTGATGGCATTGCCGGCGTCACGACTGCGTTGCTCAGCTGCTGCGAGGCGCTGCTGCAGCCGCTCAAGAGCACTACCAGCGCGCTCAGCATCAGTACGCGCTGCAGCCAGTTGTTCCTGTGCATCTGCATCTGCTTTCTCCGTCGCGGCCTGGCGCCGCTGGTTTTCCTGAATGACGAACAGCGCAGCGCGGCGGTCGCGCTCGCTGACTTCGGTGCGGTAGCTGGCCAGCTCGGCCTGTGCCTTCGAGGATACAAACTGCTCCGACATCACCCGGATCTGCTGCCCGCCGGCCACTAGGACCAAGGCAAGGACCCAGTAGGCCCAGCCGGGGACGAGCTTCAGCCAGGCGATCATCGCATCACCTCCCGCACCGCCGCGGCGTACCGGGCGGGCCAGCGGCTCGGATGAGGTTTTCCGGGTCGCCATGTGCGCAGATACAAATCCCAGCCGCCAGCCGCGTCATGCTCGCTTGGCAGCGGCTTCGGATCGGTCCAGAGAAGCAGTCGGGCGAATGCAGAGGCGAGCACGTCGTCACGCTCAAGCGCAGCCCATACGGCAGCAGGCTCCGGCGCAACGCCACGCGCAGCACATACGCGCCGAGCATGGTCGCGGCTCGACGGATGATTCAGCACGCCACGCACGCCGCCACCCTGTTCGAACTGATAGAGCCCGCGAGCCGGCCCGGTCGGCCACTGGCGGCGCCGCTGTTCCGGATCTTCCTGCTGCGTGATAGCCAGCAGCATGATCTCAGCCTCTCGGCTAGACATCCGCGCAGGCAGCAGCGCGAGAGCGGGCGCTATGGCTCGCTCCCGTATTTCAGAGAGGTTCATGATTTTCTTCCAGACAGAAAAAAGCCCCGGCTGGCGGGGCTATTAGATGGACTTGAATAGGGCTTACCCTTAATCCACCACGTGATCCCTTGCAGCCTGGCGGGCAAGCAGGATGTCGTCCGGTATGGGCACGCCAGTCTCCTGCATGCGGACCACATACCAGTCGGTAGACAAAAGATACGCCCTAGATTCTGCGTTGACGCGCTTTCGCTCGGCTGCTTCTGCCTCCGCTGCCTTCTGTTCCGCGGTTTTCAGTTGGCTCCAGTTGATGGTCATACGGACGCCTCTACTACAGGTTCTTCAAACAGTTCAGGCTCCGGTTCAGGATCAAACGGCAGCGCAATCAGGCCATCCTGTGTGACGTGTACCGGCTCAGGAAAAGCCACAGCGCGCGAAGGGCTAGGCCCGTGCGGCAGGCGCAGGGTCAGGTGCAGGTCGCCGTTAATGCGCGACACGGGGCCGACGATCCATTCCGAATCAATCGCCTCGGCCGGCAGCGTGGCGCCCTCGGGCAGTGGACCGAAGTCGAAGGCCTGGCCGTTGAGGGTCAGTACGTCGCCTATGCAAGAGGCGGTCAGGGTTTTGTCCAGGCGGACGGGGGATAGTGTGATGCGCATAGATTTATACTCAGTTGTACCAGCGACCAATAGCAACAGCATCGAGCTGGCTAGCAGCCCCGGCGACGCTTAGCAGGGCCTGCCAGTTGATAGGGCATTGCGTTGAGGTCCGGCTCGATTTCCGTTGAGGCTGGCCATTAACGCGAATACTGCCGTCGTTCGATCCCCAGTTGGCAGTCACATCAGGGGTCGAAGCAAACGCTGCGGGGTATCCCCAAATCACCGTCCCGGTGGCGCCAGCCGATACGTTGGCGACTCGAAACCCAAGCTCGGCTGACGAGAGCCAGCAAATCTGCGTGCCATCAGCGAACCGCACGTACTCCCCATTCGCATTGCTGCCACGCTCGATAATGGCGCCCGTGGGTACGCCGCTGGCTTGAGACACGGTGCCTACCAGGTTGCCGGAGTGGTAGCAGACACGCCACGGGCTCCACTCTCCCCCATTGCTGCATACCCGAAAGGCCTGTCGCCCGGCTGGTGCTGACGTGCTTGCGTAGTCCCACGCCTGTTGAGTTTTTGCCGAGTTTGTATAGGTCTGCTGAGTTTCTATGTAGACAAACGAGCCGAAGCCGGGGGGGAACGTCCCTGGGTTGCTGTTAGAAAAAAGTCCGGATTCGCCGCCAACCAGCGTGTCTATGTTCTTACCAGCCGAAGAGCTGTAGTAGTTGCCAAAGTTCGCCAATACAGCGAAGCGGGCGCCCTCCGTTGTAGCCACCGCCCCGGCAGTGGTATCAGTCGGCCCAGTCTGCACCGCCCTTGTCGCCGCCGTCCCGAGCCCGAACATATCCCGCGCGGCTTGTTTCTGCGCCGCCGTGCCTGGCAGCGCCGCCGGATACAGCTCGGCAAAGTTGGCAATGGCCTTTTCGAACGCCGTGCGGGCGCTGTCGCCACCGGCGCCGCTGCCGGTGGCGCCGAGGTTGATAATCTGTTGTGGCATGTGACATACCTTTATTTGAGCAATAAAAAACCCGCACTAGGCGGGTTGTCGGTTTGAAAAATCTCGCGCCACACACCCCATTCACCAGCGGCGCGCGCCCTAAATGCACGTCTGCCGTATCCGTATTTCCAACGGCGGGGGAAACTCTGCGAGAGCCCAGCTGATAATGTAGAAGACTTGCTTGTTAATTACAGCAAGTCTAGGTTTCTTATAGTCCGGTAACATCGGCAACTAAGACCCTCACTCTCCCACCGAGGAAGGTAGTGTAGTCGGGGTCTTGGGGGGCAGTATCCCCCCCCAAGCTAGCTATGTACCAATTAGTAGTCCCGTACTGTACTGAGTAGCCCGAAAACAGCCTGATACTGTTTATTACACTAAGTAAGGCAGAGCCTTGACCTCCTGTTATTCGTCTGTGTGTTGCCGTCGTGTTGAGTTTTACAGCCAGTGTTCTCCCGGCAGTGGATTGATTGAGCACAGAGCTTACACCAAAGCTTTGTAAAGGTACGGACCCTAGTATATTTAACAGCCTGCCACCAGCGTCAAACATAAGCCCTCCTTTCTCGTCAAATATTTGTAAGCCGAAGCCGGTATTGACCGGAGGTGTTTGGTCATATAGAAATACGTAAAAACTTAAACTCACTGCACAGTTAAGTGTGTAAGTTATTGACGAGCCGGTTTGCACGGACCCTATTACAGAAACCCCAGCAGAGGATTCCCCGATGAAAAGTAATGGGTTTTTAATACCATTAAAAGTTACCTCTGCTGTGTAAGTCTCGTAAGCACCTCTGAATCCTGGGTGCGTGGAGATCAGGCTTACAAACCTTTTTTCCTTAAGGAAAAAGTTGCTAAAACTGCTATCTATTTGAATAGTGTTGTAATCGTTGAAAATTTGAAGGCCTGCAACCATGTCATCGAACACCGTATGTTATCCTACATGACTTCCTATTCTCAGAAGCTAAGAATGTCCATGATAATGTGTTACCTGTAACGGAGATAGTAGGAGAAAATAACCCCCCACTAGTCCCTATTGGAGAGCAATCCCAGAACGGATCTCCAAGAAGCAGCCTGTTATCAACTAGCGACCCATTGGATATGCCTGTTATGGCAGACCCAACTAGAATACCTACTCTGTCAGACAGATCTAAAACCAGCTTGCTATCTTTATCCCATATTTGCAGCCCCTGCGGCATACCCTACTCCCATATCCCAAGTCGAACACGTCTCATGTCGTTTGAGTCGAAGACCTCAATCAGCTGGTTGGTGATCTTCAACCTCCCCTGCCCCGCCACCATCCCGTTAATCTCAAAGGCGCCCGTCTTGTCCAGCCTCCACCCCTGCTGGTTGGCCACATAGTTCGTGGACTGCAACGAGTCGGCTATCTTGGCCATGGTGATCGACGCATCGCCGATCACAGCCGAGTTGATGTACACCTGCCCGCCCTGGATCACGAACGGCGTGGTGATCTGCCCGTTGGCCACGTTGATGACCGCGAACCGATCTGCCTGGAACAGAACCTGGCTTTGCATCCCCTGCGGCGTGTTCTCGATGCCAAGCCCCATGCCGGCGCCGTAGTACTTGCCGTCACTGGTAACGCCCAATTTCACCGAGTACATCGCCTGCAGCTTGCCGTCCGTGGTCGCCTGCGCCTGGCTGACGGTCTGCACCGAGGCCGAGGCGCTATCGGCCTTGGCCTGCGCCGTATCGATGCGCGACGACAGGGCGCTGTCTGCATCAGCGCGGGCCGTGGCCTCGCTCTGCAGGGCGGCAGCAATGTCGTTGTTCACCTTGGCGCTCAGCGTCTCGACCTGCGAAGCCAGGGCGCTGTCGGCCGTGGCGCGGGCGGTCTGCTCGGCGGTGATGGCCGCCGCGTTCTGGCCAACCTGCGCGACGACCGTATCGATGCGCTGGCCCAACGCCATATCCTCGGACGCGCGGGCGGATTGCTCCGACCACACGCCCGCCAGCACCGCGGTGCTGCCCGCATTCCAGCCGGTATCGCCCGCCAATGGCGGGTTGATCTGAGCGGAAATACCGTCGATGCGGCTGGCCTGGCTGGACAGCGCGCCTTCTGTGCTGGTCACGCGCGTGTCCAGCGAGGTGATGGCGCCGGCCTGGGCCGTGTTCACGCTCTCAGCGCTGGTCACCCGGTTGGTCAGTGAGGTAATAGACTGACCTTGGCTGGTCAGCGTATTGCCCTGCTGGGTCACCGTGTTGCTCAGGCTGTTCAGCGCCTCGGCAGTGGCTGCCGCGGGAATGCGCGGGTCGGTGGTGTCATCCCAGGTCGTACCGTTCCAGCGGCTCAGCTTGTTGTTCTGACCAGCTGTGGTGTTGATCCACAGGTCACCCACCGTCAAACCAGTGGTCGGGGCTGTTGCCTGCCGATAGGTGCGCGTCTTCGTGCCGACCGTATTGGTCAGACTGGTAATCGATTGGCCTTGTGAGCTAATCGTGCCTTCAGCGCTGGTCACGCGCGTGTCGAGCGCCTGCAGCGCCGAGGCGTCAGCCTTGGTTGCCAGCCCCGACAGCGCATTGGCCGCCGCCGCGGCTGCATCCGTTGCCACCTTGTCGGTCACCGCCGCCCACGCCGAGCCGTTCCAGCGCTTTGGCGTGTTGGCGTTGTTGGTGGTGTCGATCCACAGGTTTTGTGCCTGCCGGTCAGCTGTGGCCGGCGCGGCCGACTGGACAATCACCTTGCCCTTGCTGCCCGCCAGGGTCGCCGCATCCTGCGCCGCCTGTTGCGCCGCCGCAGCCTTGCCGTCCGCGGTGGTGACGCTGTTGGTCAGCGAGGTGATCGAAGAGCTGTTCGATGACACCGTGCTTTCAACGGTCGACACTCTCGTGGTCAACCCTGAAAGAGCCGTGGCCTGAGCGGCTTGTTGCGTCTCCGCGTTGGTGATGCGACTTTCGGCGGCCGTGATGGCCTGGGCGTTCGCCGTGTCACCCGCAGCGCGTGCTTGCTGCTCGGCCAGTAGCGAAGCGGTGGAGGCTGCCGGCGACTCCTTGCCTACCGCAATCCAGTCGATTTCGAAAACATCGTCGACCGTGCTGGTCAGCCAGATATGAAACCGAGTGATAGTGCTATCAACCCAGTCCGTACCACCGGTGGTAAGGGCAGACATGTCCCACTCAACAATCGCCGACTGACCCACGGCAAGCCCTGGGTCCGCCACAATTTTGCGGTATGCCGAGCCGCTGCCGTGGTTCGCCGTCACGTAGGTGACATAGCCCAGCCAGCCGCTACCGGCTCTGCGCGTGATCCGCATCCGCACTTTGGTGGAGGTCTTGCCCTCAATCGCCAGGTTTGACGGCGAGTTCAGGTATGCCGACGTGCCTGTTGCGGTAGCCGTTATCACGCCACCACCCACGGCCAATGTCAGGCGCGTAGCCGACCAGCCCTCAAGCCCCGCATCGAAGCCGTAGTTAAGCACCGCATCGAACAGGCCTGACCTGGCCTGCAGGCTATCGACACGCTGGGTCAGAGCGCTATCGGCATTCGCCCGCGCGGTTTGCTCGGCGGTAATGGCCGCGGCGTTGGTTGCCGCGGTGGCAGTTACCGTATCGATGCGCGACGACAGCGCCGAATCGGCATTCGCCCGCGCCGTCTGCTCAGCTGTGATGGCCGCGGTATTGCCTGCCGCCGTGGCGGCAGTGGTGTCGATGCGCGAAGACAGCGCCGAGTCTGCGTTCGCCCGAGCGGTTGCTTCCTGCTGGATGGCTGCAGCGTTTCCGGCGGACGATGCGCTTACCGTGTCGATCCGCTGGCTTAGGTTCCCGTCTGCCGCCTGTCGCTCGGTTTTCTCGGTTGAGATGGCCGTCGCTCGGGCCTGGGACTCGACCAAGATAGCTGCCGTCCGCGACTGTGCCTCTGCCACGAATCCGTCCTGCCTGGCCTTGGCCTCCGCCGCGTCTGCATTGGCGCGTGCTACGGCCTCGGCTTGAATAGCCGCGACCCGCGCGTCAGCCTCTGCCTTTACCCTGCCAGCCACCGTCTCCGGGTTTGTAGCAGGTCCGTCGATCAGGTCGATCCTGTCAGTCAGATGCTGCCCAAGTTCAGACTCGGTGATCTGGCCAGTGATGTACTCAAGGATCGCCGTCGCGTCAGCGCTGGACTGTCCCATTACCCAGTCAGACCACGGACCAATGTTGCCAGTCCGGTCGATCAGGCGCGCCCTGAACCAGAACGTCACGCCAGCTGCCAGGCCGGTCATGGTGTGCGTGTTGGCCGGATATGCGTAGTCGCCGAGATGCAGCGCGTCCTGCTCGCTCTGCGTCGAGCCATACTGAATCTCGGTGCGCAGCGTGTCCTCTGCTCCGGCCGGGAAGCCCCACTCCAGGCGGATGCCGAAAACCTCAGGCACCGCATTCAGGAAGGCCACCGCGGGCGGCGTTCCGGCCTTGCCGGCCAGATCGATCGCCTCGCTGTAGCCCCAAGGGCTCGTCACATCCAGGCTGTTCAGTGCGCGGACGCGGATCTGGTAGGTGCCTGCGTAGATGCCGACCACGTCAATCTCGGTACCGCCAACGCGCCCTGCATACACCCAGGCCCCGTCGCCGCGCTTCCACTCCACGTCGTAGCGGGTGGCACCGGGCGCAGCATCCCAGAGGATCGTCATTGTGGTGACGGCCATGGTCTGCTCGATCATCCAGTCGCTGATGGCGCGGATGTTCGTCGGAGCAGCCTGCACGCTGGAAGGGATTGCCGTGATCGGGCGCTGGCTGATGATCGCCCCGCTGTCGACCGCGGCGTGCTTGCCCTCGACGTACTTACTCGCCGTGATGGCATATTCCAGCGGGCCGGACTCGGCGATGCTGACAATCCGGTAGCGCTGGGCCGCCAGGCTGGTCGATTCCCAAGCCCACACGCTTTGTGCGACAGGCGCTGCGTCGAATGCAGGTGCGACAGTCAGCTGATGCCCGTCTACCGCGACGATGCTGCGGGTCTGCGCGACGCCGCTCGGCAGGATGCAGGTCAGCTCGTCGCCACTCTGCACGCCTTCGACCTTGTCCACGGTGATGACAGTTGCCGTTGCAGCACTCAGCCGGCCGCCAATACGACGCCCCGCCCGAGCATTGTCAGCCACTCGAATGATCTGACCTGGGCGCGCACGGATGCCGTCAAGCCCGACAGAGAACGTGACCGTTTCCGTCTCAAGCAGGTTGGTCAGCAGTGCCCAGCGGCCGGCACGTTGCGCCTGACCCTGCGACGTGCAGCCGAGCGCCGTGATCTCGGTGGTCTGCACACCGAAACGCGCGATAGCGTCGTCATCCTGTACGTACTCGACCTTGCGGCGGTACATGTCGGACGGGTCGTTCCAGCCCACCAGAACGGCGCTGTAGCGGGTGCTGCGCTTGCTGCCCTTGTAGCTGAACTTGCCGTTTTTGACGTTGGCGTTGGTGTAGGTGTAGACCGGGTCAGCTGGCATATCGGCCGAGACGATCGCCTGGCCGGCGCCCCAATACGTGATGCCCCGGAACACAGCCGCAATGTCCTGCAGCGCCTTGTAGGCATCAGCGCGCTTCTGCAGGTAGAGGTTGCAGACGAATCGCGGCTCCTGCCCGCCTTTCCCATCGCCGACCAGCTGGTCGCAGTACTGACCGATCTGGTACAACCCCCACTTGTCCACCTGGCTCGCGTCGATTCGGTCGCCAAGGCCGTAACGCGGGTGCAGCAGCAGGTCGTAGTAGATCCATGCCGGGTTGTTGCTGTACGTCAGCTGGAATGTGCCATCCCAGATGCCGGTGTAGGTGCGGCTTTCCGGGTCGTAGTTGCTCGGCACGCGAATGATCCGCCCGCGGGCATGGTAGCCCCGGCGCGGCACCGATCCGCCAAACGTTTCTGCATCGAATGAGACGCCAACAATGGCCGAGTTCGGATAGCGAAACTTGGCGTCGATAATCTCGGTGAACGACTTGATATTGACCGTATCGGCGATGGTTGAAGTCGTGCTATTCGGGGTAAGGCGCCGCACGCGTACGCGCCAGCCGCCGGCGCCTGCCGGAAGATCGATGCGCACCGAGCGCTCATAGCCGCCCGAAGTCTTTCCATCAAAGGCGCCCTTGAGCACCTCTTGGTAGGCGGCCATGCCGACCGCTACGTCGATGGCGTACTCGACGCGGTAACCGGTGGTATCGCCGTTGCTTGCGTTTTGTTTAACCAGGCGCGGCACGGCGAAGTTGATGCGCACCGCGGAAAGGTCTGGGTTGGTGACCGAGCGAATCCAGGGCGCAGAGGCCTGCAGCTCAACGCCGATGTTGATTTCGTTCTCGACCTGCGGGAAGCCGGCCAGGTAGGACTGATCCTGGCTGCCGGTACGCTGCTCCCAGCTAAAGCCACTGAAGGACGAGCCGCCGCTGGTCGAGGCCGGAGTTTCGTCCAAGTAGATGGACGCCGAGCCGTTGACGAGCCCGTAGATTTCGCCCTCGGAGATGAGGTCGATCAGGCGGGCATAGGCGATGCTGACGAGGCTGTCCGGCGACTCCTTGGGGGTGCGTGGCTTTGAGCTGCCGCCCTTGGAGCCCTTGATCATTGCTGTCATGCCCGGTCCTCAACGTAAACGCCGCCAGAAATCACCGCAGACCCTACGATCAACTCGCCGTAGAGCAGCGGCACAGGGTTGCCTTGGGCCTCGGTGTTTACCGGGCCGTTGAATGCGTAACTGGAACGGTTATTGGCCGAGTCGGCCGACTCTGCGGCGCTTGGCTGCGGAGAGAGCATCATCACCGCCCCGCCGATTGCCATTGCAGCGCCTGCCATCATCAGCGCCGGGTTGGCCGTGACTGCGCCGGCCACGATGAGCACGGTGCCGACCACAATTTGGAATATCCCGCCCTGCTTGGCGCCTGCAGGAATTGGCGCGATCCGAATGTCATCCTTGCCGGACGGGTGGCCAAGCGCCTCAGCGCCGACATTCTCGCGGCCGTAGAACACCGCGTATCCACCCGGCGCATTGGACATGTGGCTCTCGAAGCCAGGCAGCATCACGCACAGCGCGCGGACGGCTTCGGCGGCATTCGCTACGGCCAGGCGGTGAACGCGACCGAACTTAGCCCCCAGCTTTCCGTACAGCCTGATTGTCTTGAGTTTCATGGCGCCAAATACTCACTGTCTTTTCCAGCCAATAGCCGCCATACGGGTCGCGCTTTGAGTCGCGCCCGTAGAGGTGATGGAGGATTGATTGCGGGGCCGGGTAGTGCTCAGGCTCGGAAGCCAGCACGCCCGAATCGAGATAAATGCCGGAGTGGTTCGGTACCGGGGACCGAATCTGCATCAGCACAACGTCGCCGTGCTGCAGGTTGCTCACCGGGTGGAAGCCGGCCTTTGGTAGCAGCTCCCGGTAATAGTCCTTCCCCTGATCCCACCAGCCGTCCTCGCGCTCGTAATGGCCGAGGTCAATGCCCATTTCGCGCCGGTAGAAGTCGAGAACGATGGACAGGCAGTCATGCACGCCATGCACGAACTCTCGGCCGATCAGCGGCGCCTGCCAGCCTTCTGGCTTGAGCCAGACGTGCTTGCCCGCCTTGCCCTGCTCCACCGGAATGATTGCCCAAGGCAGGCCAGACTCCTCGCAGGCGACTCGGTCCGCCACGCTGGGCTGCGCCGGGTAGTCCGGGTGGCTGTGCACCACGGCCTGCGCCTCCCCTTCACGCATGGCAGCCTTGTAGTCGGCAGGGTCGATGACGAAGTGCTCAGAAGGCGTTGTAGCGGCGTTGCGGCAGGGCCGGTACTTGCCATCCACGATCAAGCCGCACGATTCGCGGGGATATTCCTGCTCCGCGTGCCGCTTCGCAGCGACGGGTAATCTCATGGTTTTCACCCACAAAAAAGCCCGCACGAAGCGGGCCTGCGTTTAACTGGAAATAGCTATCGAACCAACCCGGCGGCTGCGAACCCACCGAACGGCAATTCACCGTTCTCGCCGAACCGTAGCTTGCAGCTCTGCAGTCGCTTGCCGCATTTATCCCGCGCCGCATCCGTCGTGATGATGTCGTACTCATCCGCCACTGGCGGGCCGGTGTAGCCGCATTCCGCGCTCCGGTACCGCCATGGGCAGTGATTCGCGATGATCTGCCGCCGTGGGAGCTGGACGCCTTGAAAGTCCATGGCGCTGGCCAGCTCGAACTCCACCGCCTCGGATGTCTCGCCGACCTTCTGCTCGATGAACCAGATCTCCGGTGGAAACTCCTCGTCCGGATCGGCATCGGGCATTCCATCCAGGTACTTGGCCAGCGTCCGGCGACGGGTCAGCTTGGCGCCAACCATGTCGTCGAACTCCAAGCACAGCGCCGTGATGAAGCCGCCAACGTTGCCCATCTTCAGCGACGGCGAAGGGTTGCGGCTGCCGCTCATCTCGAACCCGCTAGCCTCGAGCGGCCACGGGTCGTACTGCACGCCCTTGAAGCTGATCGGGCCGGCGTCGTGGCTGTGGAAGTGGTAGACCTCCGCGCCAATCGCCTCGGCGTCGAGGGTGTAAAGCGTCACGATCTGCCCGGGCTCCAGGCGTTGAACGTCTGTCGCTAACGTCATGTCGCATGCACCTCCTCAAAGCTGGCCGACAGCTGGAAATAGCCCGCCCCCTTCGATGTGAGGCTGTAACCGGACCGGCACTTGAACAGCTTCGTCGCACCGAGCGGAGTGACCCACTCGAATGCTTGGTAGCCGCCCTGACGATCCAGAAACTCGGCCATCGCCTTGACCGGCATACCCCGGCCCGATTCCCAGTGCCCCATCGCTGAGATGCGCCAGGCCTCGGAGCGGGTATTGATGCCGTCGCCGGCCTCCTGGGTGTAGCCATCGCCGAAGTCGGTCCGCAGGTTGCGCTGGCTCACCTCGATCGAGGCCGAGTTGTCGACGGGAAAATCGAAAGTCTCCATCATCGTCCGGCTCCATACAGGTTCCAGAGCAGGCCGCCTGGGCGAGATTCACGCTCGATCTTGGTCATAACGACAGCGTTGATCGTGTCAGCCGTGACCTGCCCCTGCTTACGCATTTCCTGCTCGCTCATGCCCGCCTGCCCCTCGACCGTGACCGGTGCGTGGATCGTGATCTGCGGCGCACCGCCCCCGCCCTTCCGGTCTGCCAGGTAATCCTTCAGGTCGGAGTTCGTGCGCCGGTCCACGACGCGCTCGCCGCGGTCCAGAAGCCAGGTGCCTTCCTTGGGGATGTTGTCGATACCGTCGTGCGCCATACCGGCCAGCGCCAGGCTTGAAACGGCGCCGACCATTGGGGACGTTGCGGCCAGCGCAGCAGCAGATGCCGCGGGGGCCATTGCTGGGCCGACAATGGGAATTGCCGCAGTCGATGCATAGGCATTAAGGGCCGCCATTTGCTGCGATGCCATGGCGTTCGAGGTCAATGCGCTAGCAGCAGTAGCTTGGGTCGTTTTGCCGACCAACATCTGCACGGCTTGATAGGCCAGCCACTGAGCCGCCATCTCACCGAGAGCATTGACTACAGAGCGAGCCATTCCCTCTGCCAGGCTGGAAGCCGCATCACCCAACGACTCGGCATCGAACACCATCGATTCAAAGGCGTCACCGAACCGACGGCTGAAGTTCTCCAGCATATTGCCGGCCAGCTCGTCGAAGTCCGTCAGGTTCTTCTCTGCCGCTGAAAGGTAGCGATCCCAGAAGCTGCCATTTATCTCCAGCAGCTGCTCGCTTACCTCCGTCTCAAGCCGAATCAAAGCCTCGTTGCGCTCTTCGGCCGTGAGCAGCGTTGCGTCCATGATGGTCTGTCGACGGCGCTCGTAAGATGCCTTAATCGCCTCCTCTTCGGTCATCAGCGAGTCGATGATCGACACCGCGTCGCGGTTAGTCTGCTCCTCTGCCTCGTTGACCTTGCGGATTGCCTCAGCCTGCTTCTCGTAGGCTTCAACCGCCTGCAATGCAGTGCGCGCACTTGCCAGCTGAGCCTCCGAAGCACCGTCCATAGCGAGCTTATAGAGCGTCGCCTCGGTGGTGTTCATCCCGAGCATCTTGGCTTGCAGCTCAAGCGCTGAAACCTGCTGCTTAAGGTTCTTTTCCGAAGTCTTTCCGCGTGCCCGCTCTGCTTCTTCCAGCCGGTAGAGCTGCGTGGCCAGCTGTTCGGCCTCTTCCCGCTCCTCCTTGGTGGCCTCTGCGCCGAGCGACTGGATGGCCGCCAGGCGAGCGCGCGCTTCACCTTGCAGCTTCGCCAAGTCCAGCTGCTCGCGCATGCGGGCAATTGCTTTCTGACCTTCAGCGCTCGTCGTAGGCTCTTCCGGGTCGCTCAGTTCGGGCGCCTTGCTGCGCTTCGCGATTTCCTCATCGACTGCCTTCAGGCGCTTGCGGTACTTCTCCAGCGCCTCATCAGCGATCAGTGCCTTCTCTGCGGTGCGCTCCAGCTCTTCGCGCCACTCTTGGGCCTTGGCGCTGCCTGGGTAGCGCTCAAGGTTGCCTTTCAGCGTCTCGACGCGAGCATTGAGCGCGGTCAGTTCGCCGGCGGCGCCGCTGGACTCGGTTTCGATCTTGGTCAGCAGATCCGCGCGCAGAGCCCGCAGGGTTGCATCGCCGAGGTCATTGACCGACTCGGTAAGCAGGTCGACCGGCTGCTTGGCGTCTCGTGCGTTGCTAGCGAAGGTGTAGAGCGCCCCGGCGGCGAGCAAGACCACGCCAGCCGGCCCGCCAAGCAGAGCCATGGCGCTGCGCAGCCCTCCAGCGACGATGGTGCCGACACGCATTGCGCTGTTGAGCGCGTTCTGTGCCGCAGCCTGGTTAGCTGCAGCCTGGAGCGCAACGGCTTGTGCTGCCGAAAGGTTGCGGGCAGCGATTGCGTGCGCGTTAGTGCCACGAGCCGCTTCGAACTCTGCCTTGGCTACGGCGAGCGCTGCCATGGCCGACTGACGCTCAGCGGTTGCCCTGGCAGCCGATACAGCCAATGCCTCGCGCTCTTTGGCGATGCGGATGACGGTCGCGGTGACTGCCTGGCCTTGGGTAGCGGTGTAGGCGAGCATGGCCGTGACAAGCCGAGCACCAATCGCAACGGCCAGATACTCCGCTGCTGTGCTGATGCCGTCGAGCGCCCCCTTCATCGCCTCAGTGTCTTCGCTGAACGCGAGTACTGAGTCAGCGGCCGAGATGATGCTGTTGGTGACGCCCTGAATGGCCCCGCTCTGGTTCTCTAATGCGACGAGGATCGCGGTTGTTGCTGTCTTGGCGCGAACACCTGCATCGGTCAGGTTGCTCGCCATGTTGGCGGCGGCCTTGGCGTTCTCGTCCAGGGACTTGCGCAGACCTTCGGACAGATCGCGCGCAGAGAGCTTCCCGGCGGCGCCCATTGCGCGGATCTCGGCGGCGGAACGACCTGTTGCCGCTGCGATGTCATTGATCACCGATGGCAGGGCCGCGGTGATTGTTTCCCACTGATCGGCGGCCACCTTGCCGGTGTTCATCGACTTGGAAAAAGCCGCTATCGCTGCCTCTGCGCGGTCAGCGCTGGTGGCGTTCTTCACGAACGCATAGGACATGGAGTCCGTCACGTCCAGCGCCTGCTGAGTCGAGTAGCCCATGCTCCGCAGGCTGTCAGCGGTGCGGATGTAGAGCTCTTGTGCCTCTTGCAGCGAACGGTAGGTGCCATTTGCGGTGGCCAGCAGGCGGCGCTGGACAAGCTCGAACTCGGCCTGGCTGCTCGTGGCCATCTGCACGCGCTCTGCCATTTCCTGATAGGTCTGCACCAGGCCAGCAGCAGAGCGAAGCGCGGTCGCGGAAACAGCGGCGGCCAGAGTTGTGCCTAGAGCAGCAACTGCGGTCTTCAGCTGAGAGGCGGCCGTCACATTGCGGCGAGTCTGGCGCTCCAGCTGATCAAATCCGCCCTCAGCCTTGCGGGAGGCAGCTTCCAGGCGATCCAGGTCGCTCGCAGCCTTCAGGCCGCTCGTGCTGTCCACACTCAGGACAAGGCGGGCGTATTCGGTCATGCTTTTCTCCAGGCATGAAAAAGCCCGCACTAGGCGGGCTTCGTGAGGTCATTTACTACTGCTTTGGCGGCGAAGACTGCTGCATGACTTTGTAAGAGGCTTCGATTGTTTTCTGGCTTGCCTCCATCATATCGGCTGTCAGCGTCTGGTTTCCCCATCGCGCAACCTTCCCGTTCTCGAAGGTGACCACCAGTCGATCCTGGGCGAGCTGTTCGTTATCTACCGGGGTGAGGCCCATCACGACCGGATTCCAGTAGATCCAACGCTCGCGATCTTCGTTCACATCAGTTCTTCGGGGGATGCCCATGGTCGCCTGTACGTCAGCTTTTGACATTCCCAACGACAAGTTCATGGACTGCCGGTTGTAATCGATACGATTGTTGGCGCAGCCTGCGATGATGAGCAGCGCGGCAACGATGAGAATCTTGCGCATGGTTCCCCTCCCTGTTTGAAAGGGCCAGATTATCACCGATTCTCGGCCATCGCCTTCAGTGCAGCGCGCTCCATGATCTGGATCGCCTCCAGGTGGTCGCGCTGCTGCTTGCGCTTGACGCGGTTCATGCGAAACAGCGACTCAAGGGCCGAGTAGTCAAGCCCTGTCGGCCCATTCATGCCCGTGCGCCATTGGGTCTGCATCGAAAGGAAGATGTCGAACACCTGCCAGTTCTCTGGCCAGATTCCGAACCGCTCTTCCGGGAAGTCTTCGGGGCGAAGGCCGAAGCGGGCCATCTCTTCGGGGTCGGCGTCCTTCCTGAAAAGCCGCTCGACCGCCCCCTCTAGTTTCCCCGGCGGCCGTCCACCAGAGCGGTTATGTACGCGGAGAAGATGGCTTTCGGGGCCATGACGTAGTTCTTGCACAGCAGCTCAATGCTGGCGGCGCAGAATTCTTCTTCGAGATCCCAGCCGGCGAGCATTTCACCGAGCAGGTCTGGGTCGCTGATCTTCTTGTTCTTGATCAGCGCGTCGAGGCTGTCCTTGTCGCGGTGCTTGAACTCGAATACCGGCTTGGCAACCTGGCCGTCAGGCAGCGGGATTTCTACCGGCGCCTTGAAGGTTGGATTCGGGGTCAGGGTGAATTTCACGCTCATGGATCGTCCCTATCTGGAAAGAGTAGGCCCGCCGAGTGACGGGCCTTGCTGCGTTAGGCGGCGTAGCGCATGGGCTCGGAAGTGAGCGACACGGTGCTCTGCAGGCCCATCAGCTCGTTCTTGGTGAGCGTCGGGGTCTTGTTGAGGGTCACGTAGCCGTTGTAGAAGATCGCGGAGCCGGACGGCAGCACGACCGACACCGCACGGGGAATGCGGTCATCGTTGGCGTCGGACAGGATGCTGTACCAGGGAAGCTCGGCATCGTCGCCGATGGTCATGGCGAAGCTGGACGCGCTCTTGACGGTCGGGATCTGGTGCTCGACATCTTCCTCGAGGAACGAGTAGGTGACGAACTGCTGCTCGCCGCCCGAAGTGGTGAACTCCAGAACCTGGGTGATCTGCTGCCAGGTGCTGACCTTGCGCACGGAGCCAGCACCGCCGCCGGCCGGATACAGGTTGGTCGAGGTGGTGTTGATACCCTCGAGCTGGAAAGTATCAGCAGTCACGCCGGCAACTCGGGCGACACGACTGTTCAGGCGCGACCAGCCGGAGGTGACCTCGACGATATCGCCGTTGGCCAGGCCATGGCCTTCTGCGGTTGCAACAGCTGGGTTGGCGTTGGATACAGCGGTGACTGTGATCGGCGCGGCATACGCGGAAGCGATGGATACTACGGCGCCGTTGGGTAGCGATACGGACAAATTAAACTCCTAGGCCGCATTTGCGGCGCGTTGTTGCGGCCTAGCGGCCAATAAAAAGCCCGGCGCTAGGCCGGGCTGTTTGGTTAACTCTTGATGGCTATATGGTGCAGCCGTCGCTGTGCATCTGACGCTTAAATTTTAGGTAAGCCAGATGAGCAATGTACGGATCCGAAAAACATCCGATATGAATTCCCTTGCGGTTTACCTGAATGCGCGCGACCCAATTACGGTTTTCTTTATTCCAGTAAACACCAAGGTATCCAGAGGAGTTTCCTTTGCAGGCAGCGCGCATGTTCTGCCGGTTTATCTCGTTCGGCACGTCGCGCAGGTTTGCTATGCGGTTGTCGCCTGGATTGCCATTGATATGGTCAATGTCGTGCTTCGGCCATTCGCCATGCACGTACAGCCACGCAAGGCGGTGAGCAAGATAACGCTTAGAGAAAAGCCCTACCCGGTAATAGCCTGCTAAGCCGCCTCCTTTCACGACGAAGTCGGCGCGATCACCAACTTGGTGGCGCTGGGCCAGACGAACTTTGCGGGTAAAGACCCCGGTTTCAGGATCGTAATGGAGTGTTTCGCGCAGACGATCTGCGGTTAGAATACCTTCAGCCATGTTGACCTCCGAACAGGTTGGCTTGGTTAGAAGCCCGGCCGGATTGCACTCCGCCGGGCTTCGTCCATTCTACCACTTCCCAATCAAATCGTGTCGGCCCGGTAGGTGAAGCTCACCGGAACCATGAAATGCGTGTCGCCGTTGATCGGCGGACCTTCGCTACAGGGGCTCGTGATCTGCATGGCGAAGCTGCCAGACGTGAGGCGATCGTTCAGCGGGAACAGCTCCGCGATGTCAGCGGCTAGCGTTTCCGCTTCTGTCGGCCCCTTGCCTTTCGGCACAAACACGCTGATCTGACACACACCACTGTATTCGCGGTGCGCTCCGGCGAGGTCTGCGCTATCGGTCGGCGCCTTGAGCAGGTTGAAGCGAAGGTACTGGCCGGCGGGAGGCGCGAATTGAACGTTTTCCCACGCAACCGGGATCGTGCGCGCAGTCGCGAAGGCGTTCAGCCTGCCCTGAAGCAGCGAACGAATCAGCTTATGAGACATGGTCACACCTTGTTCTTGGCGACGGCCACGGCAACCATCTTCTGCACCCTGGCGAAGTTGATCCGGACCATCCCGGCGGGGGCTTGCTTGCTGCTCCCGAATTCGAGCGAGTAAATGTAGGGAAGGTTATTTGTCAAAAACACCTCTTGACCTGCGCCCTCTGGCGTTTTCGCTTGCACCTCTGTCAGCGCCTGTGCGCCGCTCTTGTCGTCACGATCAATCTCGTTTGGCGTTGGCTGGCCTACCGATGTCTGCCAGTTACCGCGGGCCCGGCCGGTATCGACCGGCGTCGAGCGAATCACGCTGGAGAACAACTCAAGGGCTGCGGTACGCGCGATCTTGTCGTGTGCCTCCGCGGTCTTGACCGCAAACTGCCGAACATCATCAGAGAACGACATCAGCGCCTCCCCTGGACCTCGTAGGCCAGCACGTCACCAGTCGGATCCAGCGTCAATATGCTGACGATCTGCCACACCTGGCCGGCTGCGGTAATCGTCGTCTCCAGCGTTGGCGGCCATTCGAGGCCAGCGGCGCCGAAGAAGATCTTCTTGTCGTCGCGCTTGATCATCGAGCCATCCGCGTACTGCGTGCCTGATGATTGCAGGCTGTAGTTGTCGAGAATGGCCTTGGTCGTCTGCGTGAGCGTCTGGCCCGGCGTCGTTTCGCCCGTCACCGGGTCATAGCCGCCGACCTGCTCGAGCGTCAGCGTGATCGTTTCGCCGATCTCTTCGACGACAGCCAGCGCCTCGGCAGCGCCTTGTAGAATCTCGTCGCGCAGTGACATATCAGCCCCTTACAAGCCTGACCTGGCCCTTGTTCGACCAGGGCTTAATGAGCGCCAGTGCGAACGACTCGGCGGCGGACAGCGCCTTGCTGCCCTCCTTGAAGGTCTTGCTCGACTGAACCGGGCCGGCAGTCACACTCGTGCTGACAACCTCACGCTCCTGAGCGCCGTAGAGCCCGCCAAACGCCGCCAGCTGAGCGATTTCCGCCCCGGCCTGTACGACGGCATCCGGAACCTCGGAAAACGTCGCAGTCAGCCGCTCAGCGAGCCAGGTGTTAGCCATCAGCACCGCGCGGGCCTTCTTGTCTTCGGCGGTCCAGTCGGACCCCAGCAGGCCGTCGACCTGCGCGATGGTGATGTACTCGGTCATTTACTCGGCCTCGATCGGCTCTGGCTTGGTCTTGCGGGCGCGCGGCTTGGGCGCCTCGTCTTGCGGCTCGACTACATCGCCAGGCGGCGCGAATCGAGCGTCGATGATCTTGAAGCCCTGAGCGCGTAGCTCGGCCTTCCGTTCCGGCGTGACCGGATGGGGTTCGTACTTGATCTTCTGCTCGGACATTTCATCCTCCAGAGAAACGGGGCGAGCCGGAGCCCGCCCCTATCGGTTACTTGGTCGCGTCACCGATGGTGATCACGCCAGCGCTCGACTTCACGCTGTTGACGAACAGGTCCCAGTTGGAACCGGTTGCCAGCTCGGCGTTGGTCGGGGACTTGCCGCCGTTGGCGATGTCCCATGCGTAGCCCTTGAGGCCCAGACCGAAGCTGTAGTCGGCCTGGAACGTGGTTTCGATGCGCTCCTTGCCGTTGCTGGTTTGGACGCTGGTAACCACGTCGCTGCCGTCGTGGACGATGGCCGCGGAGTCGGCCAGGGACAGCACCTTCTGCTTGGCAGGCGCGGCCGGATCAGCCACAGCGGCCGAGTACAGCGCCGGGGCATCGGTAACGATCACCGGGCGACCCAGGATGTCAACGATGTTGACCGACTGGCTGTTGAACAGCTGCTGCGCGTTGGCCAGGTTCTGGCCGACCAGCTTATGGAACACCTCGCCGGTCATCACCTGGGCCACGAGCAGGCCGGAGGCGTCGCCGAACTTGGCGTGAGCGCCGTTGATCGCGCCGTAGGTCACGCCTGCAGTGGCGGACACGTCGTTGGTGGCGCCGGCCACGTTGCTGATCGCGGCAACCAGGGCGGCGATAGCGGTGTTCAGCTGGTCGGCCATGATGGCTTCGGACAGGTTGCGGGAGATGACCTCCAGCGCCTCGGCCGGGTTCTTCTGGATCCACGACAGCTGGGACGGCTCCCAGAGGATCGGGCCGAAGCCGCCGGCGACCTTGACGCTGTTGGCCTGAACCTGCGCGAGCGCGGTGGCGGACTGGGCGTTGTTGGTGGCGTAGCGGTCGACGCGACGCTGAGCGGAGTGCAGACCAGCCCACAGGGATTCCTGCAGGAAGTCGCCATCGATGCCCTGCGGGGTCAGGCGGATCGCGCCATTCGACGCGGCGTTGAACTTCTCGACCATCTGGGCGATGGTTTCGACGGTGGTGTTCTTCAGGTACTCGTTGAACACCTTCATGTCGGACAGTGCCATTGGCTATTTCCTCTTACGCGTTCTGGATTTGGGCGTTGATCGCGGCCAGGCGCTCTTCTTTGCTGCCGCCGAGATTGCCCTTAGGCTTGGGGGGCTGACCGTTTCCATTTGGAGCGCCGCCGCCATTGGCGCCGGAGCCCTTCAGGATGTGGTCTTTGTAGGGGTACTGCTCGACGAGGGTTTCCAGCGCTTCATCGAAGTCGGCCAGCTCGCCCGGGCGCGCACGGCTAAAGATCTTGTTGCCGTGGGCGTCATAGGCGACGACCTTGCCGTCTTCGATCTTGAAGCGATTCCCGAAGGTGGCTTGCACCATGTCAGCCGGGACAGCCAGCTTCTCGGCGATCACCTTGGAGCGAGCAAAGCTGCCGCCGATCTTCTCGCCGTACAGTTGCTGCTCGAGGGTCTGCGCCTTGGTGTTGGCTTCGTCCAGCTGGGCCTGATAGCCCTTGGCGATTTCCTGCTTCACCTTCTCGACCTCGCCGGCATCCACCAGCTTCTTCGCGTCGAGATTTGCGACGATCTCCAGAGCCTTGCGGGCTGCCCCGGCGTCATCGATACCTTCGAAGGCCTTGGCGGTCTTCTCGGCGGTCTCAGCGCGCTCGCGGTGCTGCTTGGCTTCAGCGTTCAGTCGGGTGATGGTCGCCCGGGTGCCAACCGCATCGAAGGCAACCTCTTTGCCGTCGTCCTCAACGTAAACGGGCTTGCCGTCTTGGATTTCGGCGTACTGCTTGCCATCGACTTCTACGGTCTTCAGTTTCATCTCGTCTTTCTCCGGCCATCCGGCCATTGCGTTGAGCCATCCGGCCCGGTGGCGCCCCGTCCCATCCGAAACTGCGGGCAATAAAAAGCCCCGCACGATGGCGAGGCTCTAGAAATGGAAAACCCGGCGCTTGGCCGGGCTTGGATATGGTGGAGTGGCCGGCGCTGATCTCCGGCTTTGGGCGCGGCGGTCTCTGGCTTGTCCAGTACCCATAGACGATCCTCCCGCCTATGAGCCGTAGCCTGCCCCCAGCTACGATTTATGCCGCCATTGTGGCGCATCAGCCTGCGCATTCACCCCATAAACTGTTGATCTTTCGCTCTATGGTCAGCAGAGCACGACGCGCTCACCCCGCATGAAGCACGACGCGCATAGGTGCTGCTTCGTGCCGCCGCTGGCCTTGCCGTTTTTGTAGATGACGCCGACCTTAGTCTCGAACACCTCTCCACCGCCGCACCGATGGCAGCGCAGCAGGTGGGCCGCCTGGGGACGCTTCTGCATCACCTTGCGAGCCTTCTGGCGTGGTTCGTCGTCTTTGGCAGCGCCTTCGATGACGTGGAGGGTTGGCTTTCCGGTCATTGGGCCATCATAGCCCAGCCTTCTCGAAAGCGGCAGCGTCTCGTTTGCGCAGTTCGTCCAGGGTGTATACCTTGCCCTTCGAGTCGGTGAAGCGATCCACGGTCAGCCCACCGCTACGAAACAGCTTGCCGCGCTCCGGGCCTAGCACCTCGTCTTGGAAGGCCGCCGGCTTGCCCTTGAGCCACTGCCCATAGGTGAGGTCGGCAGCGACCTGCCCGTCCATGCTCGCTTGGGTGCCGGGGTCGATGTCGCTCTTGCTCAGCCCCAACGATTCCCATGCCGATTCGAGCACAGGGACGGACGTACTGCGGCAGTTCCAGTGACGCGGCGGCTGCGGCCCCTGCCCGATGGCGAACGTCTTGCCAGATAGCGAGGCGCACGTGATCGTGGTGCGGCCATCAAGGGTGGCGAGGAACTGCCACTGCTTGACCAGATGGTCATTGGCCTCGAACAGCGCTTGCCTGGCGTAGTTGGCTGTGTGATTGACTGCAGTACGCACAAGCGCCTCAGCGCCGCGCCGGTCGATCTCCAGCAGGCCGTCAGCGTACTTGTTCGTGCGAGTACCACGCAGCCGGCGAACCATCTGACTGATCGTCTCGCCCTCCACGAACCCCATGCGGATGGCATCGCGGATTCGAGCGGCGCGTGCAGCCTCGATGCCGGTCAGCGCTTCGGACAACAGCTTGCCCTGGAAAGGCCTGGCCATCGCCGCGGCATAGACCTGATTGGCCGAAATGGTGTTCAGCGCCAATTGCTCTGCTACCTGCGCAGGCAACACGCTCTGCAGCGCCCTGTGCTGGTAGCTGGCCTCATAGCCGGCGAGCTGCAGCAGCTCCTCGTCCAGCTCCACTCCGATCTGGCGATAGGCCTGGGCGTTGAGCCGCTGCACGTTGGATAGCAGAGAGTCCAGCCGCTGCACCGTGAACGACTCCGGCGTCATCGACTCCAGCGCCACGAGCAGCTGCGCGAACAGATCCTCGTCGACCCTGTTCAGGAGGCCAATCATGCGCCGCACGACGCCGTTGCTATAGCGCGTCAGGTCGATCGCATGGGCAATGGCGAGATCCGCTAGCCGCTCGTTTGCCGTCGCCATCAGATCACCCCAAGGGCCGGGCCTTGATTCTGGATTCGCTCGAGCTCGTCAGGCCAGTCGTACTCATCGCTGATGATCCCGCGTCGCTGCATCTCGGCGAACAGGGTTTCATCGCTGAGCTTGCCGGAGTTGGCCATTTGCAGCAGCTGGGGCACCGATACTTCCGGCGCCCAATCCTGATCGAAGTTGCCGCGCATCTCGACCATGCCGCCATCTGGCAACGCCAGGTAGTCGGCCATCACCTGCAGCATCTGCGCGAGGGCATCGGCGAACTGGTTGGCCATGCGAGCCAGCGGGGACAGTTCTTGCGCTGCCTCCTCGTTCGCCTGGGTCGCCGTCTTGGTCTGCTGCTTTTCTTTCTGCAGCAGCTTGGCGCCGGCCATCCGCATTTCTTCGATCAGGTCTTGCAGCGACTCCCGGCCAGCGTTGATAGCTGCCCCGGTGTGCTCGACGTACTTGGCATCGCCGTCTTTAGGCATCCGAGTCGCGCTGCCTGAGCTGATCACCAGCTCGAACTGTTCGTCGTCGGTGAAGGTGAACAGCAGCGGCACCCGGGCGACGTGCAGGAGGTTGTCCTGATCGCTCTGGGACTGCCAGTGCTTGACGTTGAGGTGCGCCAGTTCGAGCAGCGGCGGCTTTGCCGTCAGGAAGCCCGTGCGGCCGGTGTAGAACGATACGAGCGGCACGTAGCCGAGGCTGGTAGTGCCCTCGTCGTGCTGGGCCCATGCGCCGCCATTGTCGGCCTTGCGGTAGGTGCGCCACACGCCAGGCTCCAGGACTCTCACCTGGGCGACCGACTTAACGCCAAACTCGCCGTCAGCCTCCTCGATCGACTCCATGTAACGGAACTGGCCGATCTTGCCGCCGTCGACACGCCAGCCCAGCACCTGCTCGGGGCGAATCAGCACGGCATATGGGCGAACCCCTGCAGCGATCTCGTCCGCGCGAGTGCGGAGACCTTCGGCGCGCGGGTATTCAACCAGCACGTGACAGAGGCCGTGGCTCAGCGCGTGGCGGAACAGGTCAACCGACCAGCTGTTCAGGTCATTACCGGCAAGATCGATGTCCTTGCACAGCTCAACCAGGCGCTCGGGCACGTCGTCGCCCAACTGCAGCGGCTCGGCGAACACCCGAGAGGTCATGTTGTTGACCGTCTCGGCGTAGGCCGGCAGCAGCGTGGAGAGGCGCAGGCGCTCCTTGTAGGTCTCGTCCTCTTCGGCCGGGTACTGAGGCAGCAGAGCACGCCCGGCGGCCCGCATAGCCTTCGTGCCACCCATCAGCGGCGCAACGATGGCCCAATCCTCGCGCATGGCATCGACGGCCGGGATCGTTTGGCTTGGGTCGTTGCTCATTGGCGTTACATCCGTAGTGATTTTGTCTGCGGCTTGGCCGGCTTGATGATCGGGAATCGGTGAACGACGAAGTAGCCGAAGGCATCGGCCGGGTCTTCCGTGCCGTCCTTGCTGGGTTCTCCGTGTTCGTTGTACGCCTGCTGCTCGAGCACCTGAGTGGTTACCGGGCACTTATCGGTGTTTACCTTGAGCCGGCGCACGCCCTCGCCATTCAGGAACATGGCGTTGACGGCCAGCACCCGGTCACGAACCATCGGGTTTGCCGGGTTGACGCGTACCGTGAAGCCGGCCTGCCTGAGCAAGCTGTGATCGGACTCGCTACCGTTTACGCTCTTGCGGTTCTTGCCGCTGGCATCGGGGTAAACCGTGATCTTGTGGCCTGGGAATCGCTCAAGCAGCGCTGCGATCATCGCTGGCGTGTCGAACAGGCTTGTCAGCTCGTCCAGCTGCATCGGCTCGCCGTCACGAATGACGAACACGCAGGCCGCCATCCGATTGATGTTGAAGTCCATACCTACATGCAGCTCTTCACCCGGGAGAATCGTCTCGTCGGTGTGATTCAGCCGCCGGCAGAAGTTCGGGTAGACCGATCCGCTCACCAGGTTGACGAACTGGCCGTCAATGTAGGCGTCGACCAGATTGGCCGGGTACGACTCACGCAGCGAAGGGATGTAGTCCTTCGGCAGGTTCTTGGCGTTCTGCCGCGTGCTGGCGTGGACGATGCCATACAGCGGACGCTGGCTTGGGTTCGCGGCCAGCTCCTTGACGAACTTGCGATATACCCAGTTGAACCCCTCCGGCGTGGTCGTCACGTCGATGGTGTTCTCTCCGCGCGTCGGCCATACGGTCGACATACGAGCGATGATCTTTTTCCAGGCGCTGTCGGCCTTCTTGATCGGCATACAGTCGATCTCATCCACCAGCGCGTGCGCGATGTTGAAACCAACGATGCGGCCAGGGTGCTCCATGCTCTTGCAGACGATCGTCGACAGGCAGCGGCCTTTCGAGTCGCGCAGATGCACCCGCTTGTTGCTCGGCACGATGTCGGCGAACAGGCCGAATGCCTCAGCAACGCCAGGGATCGTGTCGTAGAAGATGTCCGCAATCTGCGGATAGGTCGGCGCGAAGTAGCCCTGCGGTATGCCAGGGTGCTCCAGTGCGTTGATACACAGCCGCACGCAGCCTACGAACGTCTTGCCGCTTCGATACCCGCCGACGAAAGCAGAGAACTTCTTCGGATGGCTGATGAACTCGAACTGCGGCTTATTCAGCTTCAGGGTCGCTTGCATCTTCCACCCCGATAATGACTTGCTTGGGTTCAGGCAGGCCTTGATTCGGGTCTTCCAGTTCGCGGCGCAGCTTTTCGTTGGTCAGCCGCTTGGTGTCTAGCTCTTCGCGCGTCTTGGTCAGCGACTCAATGCGCGCCAGGTAGCGATCAGCCAGCAGGTCGTAGCCTTCAGCCTTCGCGATCAGCACACGATTCAGCAGAACCTTGGTCAGCCGAAGCTCTTGGTCGATCTGGTCAATCTCTGCCGCATGGAAGTCCGCCAGCTCTTCGTCCGTCAGGTACTTGCTGTAGATCGAGCCGGGCTTGGCAGCATTCCGGTTGCCAGATTGATCCTTTGGGCCGCTACTCTTGCCGCCGTGCAGCTTGCAGCGCTTGGAACCCGGTACCGCGTGCCGCTTGCATGGTTCCCCGCTGCGGGTCTTAGCTCCGCATAGGGCCATGGCTGGGCCTCATTCATGGGGTTGGTTATCGCGAACGATTCATTCAACGTCGTTCGAGCGTCATTCAATGACCTTCTGCATCCACTCCTCCACGATCCGCTGCAACACGGGCTCGGTCAGGATGCTGGATGGCTGTCTGCCGGCTATTACTTCGCGCAGGAGGGAATGCGGGATGCAGTGCACACCATCAGCTGCCTCAACGACTACGTGCGGCTGCCGATCGGTTATGTCTGCTACGGTGCCCATTGGCCCACTCCCTTCTCCCCACCTTCCATGCCTCTGCGATGACGAGCCCGATGAAGCAGGCGGCTATGTAGAGGATCAGGAGGGTGGCGTGTAGGCGTTTCATGCGATCGGCTCCAGCGTTGACGGGTCGACAGCTATGAACCCGACCCCGATATCTCGCAGGACAGATACCTGACCGCACTTCCCGCAGGTGCACGTGTCATGCATATCCCTCGGGGTGTCGCGCTCTACCTTCGCCCATCCGCCGCAGTTGCTCTGCCAGGTGTTGCAGAAGCCGCAGCGCTGGTCGCAGTAGTAGCGCTTTAGCCATGCCTGCCGCTCTCTGCGTTCAGCCCATAGCTTGATGCGGGTCCAAATCGAAGGCTTACTGTTCATTGCCAGTCACCTTCGGCTGAGGAATCACCCGGGCAATCGCAGCAGCGATACCGAGGACCGCGTTCACGCTCGCCCATAGGATCGGGCTGATGTGGCCGTCGAACGCTACCCATGTGCCGGCAGCAGCGTTCAGGGCTGCAGTGATGATTGCCAGCTGCACACTGGTCAGGCGCCATGACTTGCGCCATTCGGGGATCAGGTTCATGAAATCACCGCCCGCAGGATGTGAGGCCCGACCATGTTGATGACCGCGATGATTGCCCCTGCAGCCCCAAGGCCGTACATGACCTTGATACCCATCCCCTTTACGTCAGAGGACAGGGTTTCGAGCAGCTTGGACTGGTTCTGCGCGATCAGCTCAAGACGATCGACCCGCTGAGGAATGGTCTCGTGCTTCTGCTCGTAGTGATCCAGGCGCCACAGGGCGAGACGCATGTTCTGCTCCAGCGCACCCAGGCGCTCGGCCTGATTGCGGCCGGCATCGGAAAGGGTGTCGGGCATATGTGTGTCTCGTTGGCGTTTGGTCCGGCCTCACATGCGCGTGCGATCCGCCTATGAGCAAGGAGGCAGGCATGGGGCCGGAATAGGGTTGGGCGCATGGTGGCGAGCCATTCAAACGGCCTTTAGCGCCCGAAACTGAGGGCACAAAAAAGCCCGACTCATTGGCCGGGCTCTTCTGAAGCGGTAAAACCGCAATTTGTGCCAGATTGCCAGATCGGCGTTAACACGTCAACAGGCGCGACATGTAAATTAAGCCGCCATTCGTCGGTCGAATTCGGACTCAACGTAGCCGTGCACTCGGCTAAGCATGTCCTTCACCTGGTGGCGGGATTTGCCAAGCTGCTTGCCGATCTGCTCCATGGTTCGGTTGTGGCAGTAGTACAGGTGCACGGCCTCGGACGCCTCGGGATAGCGCTGCTGCAAGCGGGCGACTACAGCCGATACCGTCTCTGCCTCTTCATCGGTGATCGCAGCATCTGGCGCGTGAGTGCTTGGCACGTTGTCGCGCATGATGGCCAGCATCGGTGAGACGTACCGGGGCACGCCTGTCTTCTGCCATACCCAGATGCCCCATTGGGTCAAAAGCTCTTCGGCGCTTTTCATGCTGCTGCTCCCCGTGCTGCTGCCGCATCGCGGCGAAAGAAGGTACCGCCGACGCAGTGAATGAGCGTCCGCTTGCCGTTGGCGTAGGTGATGTCGTGACTGTGTGTCCAGCTGCTCAGCGAGCCGGCGTTGTAGCCCATGTTCATCTGCGAGCTGGTACCGACCGAGTGGGCGCCGTCGATGATCCGCGCGCCGTGACCGTGGCCGTGGGTGACCTTGGCTCCAACGGTGGCGAATGCCTGGGTGCTGCCGCGTGCGCCGTTCGGGCCGCGGTGGCCGTGGTTGCTGAAGTCGATCCCGAAGCGCATGAACGACTCGTCAGGCCGCAGCCACTTGAGCCGATCGCCCCGCTCCATCAGGCAGTCCATCCAGTACCGGAACGGGTCGCAGTAGTCGCCATCAGCGATGGCCTTGAGCATGACAGCCTTGGTCTCGTGGAAGACGATGGCGTTCTCGAGGTCGTTGGCGTTCTCGGCCTTCTCGAGCCACTGAGTGAAGTGGTCGTGATGGTTGGAGTTGACCATGATCGTCTGATCGGCGAACGATGCCAGGTCGTCGACGTGGCGCGCGGTCTTCTTCAGCTCATGCAGCACGCTCGAGGTGCCCTGTACGTGGCGCTTGAACTTCTCGAAGAACTTGCTGTGATGGCTGGCCGATCCGAAGTTCAGCACGTCATGCAGAACCAGGTGCTTCGGCTGGATCAGCGCGGCAAGGGCTCTTGTGGCCTCCGTGACGCTTGGGTCTGCCATCTCTGCATGGATGTCGCCCATCGTCAGCACTTCAGCGCGTGGCGCCTTTTCAGGCCCTTTGGCGGTGTACTTAGTGTCCAGGTCGATGAAGCTGCCATCCTTCATCGGGCAGATATGGCGGATGTGGTTGCGCGGGCCGTCCACTTCGACCACTACCGCGCCGAGCGTATGGTGGAACTCGCCCTTCTTGCCGGCGTTGGTGTCGCTGTACTGCTCGACGGTGCAGGCGCCAGTGGTCAGTACCAGCTTGGCCGGATCACCCATGCGGGTAGCGACAGACTCGAGCGCGATCTTGGTGTGCCACAGGATGGCAGAGTCACGGCCGGAGACGGTTAGCCAGCCCTGCAGCGGCTTGACGGCTGTCGGCTGGATCTTGATATCCGCCAGCACGACCAGCCCGGGGGCAATCTTGGTCCGCTCGTGAGTGATGTACGGCAACAGGCGGGCATCCCACCAGTCGTCATCGGCCACTTCATCCCGGCGAGTCGGGTTCTTGTAGCGCATGGGGATCACGATCAGCCGGGCGCCACGCATGGAGCAATACAGCTGCAGCGTCTTGAGGAAGCCGGCGTGCGCTTTCGTGGCGTTCACGGCGGCGGTGATGACGTATGTCTCCGCAGTGGCGTTCGCCATCTCGACCGGTGCCGATGCTGGCTGCAGCAGGCCAAGCCGGATCAGGCGCGACCGGTGACGCTCCACGTTGCGGATGTCCAGGTCGAGCAGTGCGGCCGCGTTGGCGTTGCTGTTCTGCGCAAGCGCCCGTATCAGCGTTGCGTCGTCGTGTTTGCGTGCGACCATTAAGCGGCCTCCCCCGAGGTGTACTGCATGATGCGAACGCGTACAGCGCCGCCCTTCACGGTTTCGTCGCTCACGCTGAGCTGAGTCACGAACCGGTTGTCATCGATGCCCAGCGCGTCTGCCAGGCCGTCTCTGCCCGCCTTGAACGCGGCGAGCATGTTGTCGTCGTCCCGCTTGCGCCGATCGGGCGGCAGGAACTCGATTGCGAGCAGTGCGCGGCCTTCCGGCATGACCATCCCGGCCGCCCTGCAGAGCAGGTGGCAGTCGGTGCGGTACTTCTTGGCGATCGGCGCCTTGGCTCGCCAGTGCTTGCGCGAGTTCGGGCTGAGCTCCTTCGGCGGCCAGGGCAGCAGGACTTCGGTCATCTACTCCCCCTCGCCTTCAGCGCTTGCACAACGGCAGGTCGCGCACTCTCCGGAACAGCTGCCAGCAGGACGTTGCCCTGCCTCTGCCGCTCCGGCCCATTGAGGTCGCGCACCTTCCACCGGATGAGGCAGGCTTGCTTGTCCGCGTTGATCAGCTGTCGCTCCGTCATCGTCAAGCAGGCCAGATTTAGCGAGCCATTCCGCACCGAACCCGTCATAGGCCGCCCCATCGTTTCCGTTCTGTCCAATCACATCGATGCGCGAGATCTTCATGCCTGCTCCGCCTTCTCTTCGGGAGTGCGATAGTCGATGGTGTTCTGCTGGCCGAACGCCTCGGGCATGTCCGCGATGGTGAAATGCTTTGGCGCCTTGTCCGCGTGCATCTCTTTCAGCCGGCCGACGTGCCCGGTTAGTTCATTGATCAGCGCGCGATAGCCGCCCTTGTGCTGGCGGTCGTCGTTGAGCTTCCCGGCTGCCTGGGCGTCAACGATGATCGCGAGGCAGGCCAGCGCATGGGCAAGGTGCGGCACTCCGCTATCCGGGTCGCACTCTTCGCCTTCAAACCAGGCATTGAGGTGGCGGTTGGCGGCGTCGAAGTAGATCGAGGCGCGTACGCCGGATGCCCGCCAGTTGCTGCGGCCGTACTTCAGCATTCCGTCGAGCAGGCCAATGGAGCCCATGGCGCTAGCAGTAGTCGGCCACAGGTGGATCGGCAGCTTGCTCGAGCCGATTGCGTCCTTCGGATTCGTTGCTTTCAGCTCGCTCATGCTGCGGCTCCCTTGCGGTGGAATTTGCGGTCGTACCAGCGGTAGAAGTACTGGGCGAAGGTGATGCCCAGCGAGCCGCCCAGGCCGGAGATCAGCAGGAACGGAACCGTGCTGATTTCCGAGTGAGCGACCGACCAGATGTAGGCGAACTGCGCCAGAGTGATCAGCCATGACACGACGAATCCGGCCGGGATCTTGTCGTCGCGCAGGAGCTTGCTGTTGAGCCCCAGCAGGAAGACCTGGAAGAAAGCCGCGGTGAAGACCACGATGGATTGGATTTCTGGACTCACTGCTGCGGCCTCCTATCGGCTCGGCTTGGGTTTACGAGTGGTTGCTGGCCATCCTTGAGGGGCCATGGGTGGTAGCGGCGGCAGTCGTGGCAGTACAGGGTCTGCCGTAGGCTGTAGCCGGTGGTCTTGTGGGTGGCGTCTACGGGGCAGGTCTTCATGCGGCCACCTCGATACCAAGCAGGCGCCGAACCTGAGCAAGCAGCTCGAGCTCGGTGCCGTACTTCGCCTCCCAGGTCTTTTGCCCGGCATGAATGGCAACGCCGTGTCCGCCGGTCTGGTGATGCGCGCCGCAGAGCGGGATAACCTCGAAGTGGCTTGCCCGCTGGCTCATACCCTGGCCGGCACGGATGTGATGGCAGGCGGCCGGAGACTCGCCGTAGCCGAGGTTCCGGCAGACGATGCAGCCCAAGGCGGCAACGCGGGACAGGTGGGTGCTTTCGGCCTTGGTCATGCCGCCTCCCCGAAATCGCGCTGCATCCGCATGTACTCGCTGTCCTCGGGATGCGAGAGGTAGATGCCGTGCTCCATGGCCCACTTGTCGACGCAGGTCATGAAGGCGTGCATCTCGCCCTTGTCGAGGTCACTGGTGTGGCGCAGCTCTGAGCGCTTGGTGATCGCCCCCGTCCGCAGGTCGATATCCTCGATCTCCTCCTCGCCGAGGAAGGTCTGCTTCAGGTTCCGCTTCATGTTCACTTCATTCATGGCGGCGCCAGTGGCAAACGTCGTCTTCCCCATCGAGACGAAGAACGCCGCGATCTCTGCGCACCACTTATGGAACAGGGAGTTCTGAGGCAGGCTGCGGCCCGCCCCGGTGATGCTGACATTGCAGGGGAAGCCCTTGGCGCGGATGGCGGCGGTCACAGCGGATAGCTCGCCCAGGCCGTTGACGCGGATCTTCTCAGCCATTTACGCGGCCTCCCTGCTCGGCAAGCATGGAGAATGCTGCCGCTGCCACTCGTGGATCTTGTCCGTTTCCAGCGGCGCGAATCCGGTCCACCCTATCGGCCAACCCATCAGCCACTCGGCAAATACCGGATTGATCCTGCCGTAGTACCCTTGCGGCGTTGGCGGCGTTGTCAGCCCGACAACCACCGGCAGA